CTCTTTGCATCAATTGGCGTAAAATTGGCGTAAATATCATTTGTTTTAATTTTTATGGGTCAAAAAGTGGCTTAAATAAGCCGTTTTTTAAGGGTCAAAAAAGTTTATAATTATAATACCACATTTTCGCAAGACTTTCAAGCTGTATTGAACAATAACTTCACATAACCTCACGTAACCTTATATAACCTCACTTTTCTTAAGCTCTTAAAAATTGCACTTTTCCGTTAACTTCACATAAGTTCACGTATCTTCACGTAAAAGCTGAACCAGTTGGCGTAAATTTTGGCGTATGGAGTAAAAAATGAAATTTTTGGTGTATGAATTTTATACTGCGCGTTCAACAAAAAAAGAATCAATGCTTTCGATGTCTTTTTGAGCAACGTCAACGGAAACATCAGTATAAATATCCATAGTGATTAAATAGCTGGAATGTCCCATTATAGTTTGTATTATTTTTAAATCAACTCCAGATTCAAACAACCTGGTTGCAAAAGTATGACGGAAAGTGTGGCAAGTGATACTGGGGAGAGGAGTGGCTTCTTCGGGATATAAGGGAACGACAGTGCTATTATAGCGCTTTACAATGTTTCTAAGCGCTTCGTTTATCGCTGTATGGGTATGTGGCTTTAATGCTTTGTTGATAAAACAAAAGTCACTTCGTCCATCGATAGTGATTGCGCTGGTAATTCCATGTTCGATTTGGAGATTTTTTTCATTAAGAAGAGCTTCTTTAACCCTCGGAGACATGGGAACTTTTCTCGTTCCTGCGGCGGTCTTAGGTTCGTGGTATTTGAATGCGGTGTGAGCATCCTCTGGAGTTTTAATGTAGAGCAAAGTTTTTGACACAGTAATTATATTTTTGTCAAAATCTATATCATTCCACGTTAACCCCATCAGTTCACCAATTCGAAGACCAGTTCCGAGCATAACAACAAAAAGGTTGTTCCACTTATGATACATACCGCTCCTACTAACGTAAGTGAGTAATGCATTTTGTTCACTAACAGTAAGTGCAAATTTTTTTTGTGACTTTGAATTTGCCCTTGTATGGAATTCGCGAAATGCTTGCTTCGCAGGATTTTCTCTAAGAATATGCTCATTAACGGCACTGTCAAAAACTTGGTTGAGAAGTATATGGATTAAGCGTACGGTTGATTCTTTCAGTTCTAGATCTTCATTTAAATGAATGTATAATTGCTTTATATCTATGAAATTTATTTTCGCCAAAGACTTGGTGCCAATAGTGCCGTACACATAATTCTTATATTGCGAAAAATATGTTGTTTTCGTTGAATCTCTTATGCCACGCTTTAAAGAAAACCAGCGGTCAAAATACTTGTTTAAAGTATATTGGTTGCCTAAAGTTTGGATGCCGTCAAGCTGATCGTGCAAAATCTCGTTTTCTTTTTCTCTAAGGAGCAAAAGAGACTTTGCATATACTTCATGCCTTTTCCCGAATTCATCCGTCCAGCGATAACTATAATTTCCGTCTTTTCTTTGCGATTCTCCTTTTCTTAGAATCATTCTATTTGAATCTTTTCGTTTTGTAGTTATCTTTCCTGCCATAAAATGGCCTCCTTTCAAACAGGAAAGAGCGCTGCTTTATATTATAATTATAATAAAACAGCGCTCTTAAAATCTATGAATAAATTGTTAATTTTATATTGCGTTTGTATAATTAAGAAATTCTTCTAAGGCTTCTCGTTTTATAAGTGTATGTGTACCATTCTTTATTACAAAACTACAGCCATCTACGGAGGCAAGAACTCTTAATTTATTAACACCTAATCCAGAATAAGCAGCCGCTTCTTCAAATGTTAAAGTGAGCTTACGCCAAATAGGAACATCATACGCCTGTGCTGCCAAAGCCACCGGCTCCTCTCTTGGTATCATCCAATTCTTCCACGGGGTCAAATTCGAGGTCAAGATAGGGGACTACTACGAGTTGGGCAATGCGCTCTCCATGGACGACAATGCGTTCTTCCATGCCATCGTTGTGGAGCCCAACCTTAAACTCTCCTCTGTAGTCTTCATCAATAATGCCTGGGGCGTTCTCTGGCCGAAGGTCGCGCTTAATTGCCATTCCAGAGCGAGCACATACAAGACCAACGTATCCTTCAGGAATCGCGGCAGCAAATCCCGTTCCTATTAGTTTGGTTTCGTGGGGTCTAATCACTATATGCCCTTCGGGAATATAAGCATACATGTCATATCCAGCAGCATGCTCAGATCCTCTATAAGGCAAAGTGGTGTCTTCATATAGTGGTTTAATTTGTACTTTCATTACTTTAATCTCCTTCGTTTACTTCTTTTCCTTCGGCCCGCAAACAAACAAAACTTGGAAACTGTAAGCTTTCTGTTCCTGCCTTGCTTTTTGTTACGCATTGATATTGAACTTCGACTACTCTGCCTAAAAGCTCTGGACGATGAGTCCAAATCCATTCTCTTGTAGGGATATCCATCCCACTTCCAACAGCGACCATGTTACCTTTATATTCAACCATAATCGCTCCAAGGCTGCCTTTATAGCGGCCTGTGCCTGGCTTGAAATCAATGATTTCTAAATCAACGGTATGCTTATGCTTATATTTTAGAACATTGTTGTTTTTACTTCTCAAATAGGGGAGATCACGATTTATGACTATTCCTTCCCAGCCTTGAGCTTTGGAGTATTGAAACCATTCTTCGATTTTTGTTTGATCATAGCCTTCGTACAAATGAGGTATTAACTTCAGGTTTTCGATTTCATTTGCAATGGCTTCATATGCATCTACAAGCGGTTCTCTGCGAAGACTATATGATGAAGTTTCCATATCCGGAATATTTGTATATTCATCGTAGCTTACTGCATCGAAAATATGCATCTCTAAAGCGGATTTATCTGGATCAAGATTTCCTACTAAACTGCAAGTTTGAGTAAATCTGTCAAATTCATCTTCAAAATCTGATTCTTCTCCTTTAATAAGAAGTTCACCCTCAATGATATATGGATTTGAATTTGTTCCACCCATTGCCTCATTGAGTTTCCAGCAATCTTCAAGAAGGTGTTCGCATCCGGGAATAATTCTTCGTTCCCTTGTGTAAAGATTACCGTCCTTAAAAATAGCGTGAACACCATTCATTTTCCTACTGATAGAAATCCACTCCCCCTCTTCAATATAAGAGGGGGAATATGGTTTTGGAAGTTGACAAATTATTTTTGAGGGTCTTCCTCTTGGCATTCAATCACTCCTTTAGGAACAAGCGCTCCAGCCGCAGTTTTTGCATACGTTACAACCACCTTCAAACACTATTGGAACTCCGCATTCAGGGCATTTCGGTTCATTTGAAGGCTGTAACTGCGGGGTTTCCTTTTTGACAATTACTGGTTTTGTAATTTTGTCTTTTAAAAAATCGTTAACTTCTTTCTGCATATCAAGCAGGGCTTTGCCCATAGCAACGGGGCAACAAGAGCCTGGTGAAACATCTTTTTTAGTTGCTCTTCTGACTGCATAGCTCGGGCAGGTGGGACAACTATCGAGGTCGTCGATAATCTGCTCAAGCGGAGCTCCATATCGTGCTGCAGTTGTTACAAGTCTTGATACAGCGGTTATATTCGACATACAGCCGCCGGTACTTCCTTTAGGGAAATATGTATTTGTAAACTTGCCCGTATCTCTATCGAAATAAGCGCACATATGGAGTGTTCCGCACCCGGTTGTTATGTGTCTTTGAAGTCCAATTGTATTTGTTGTATCGAGCGGAGCTACTGCAACAGATTCGGTTGCGACTTCTTCTACGGCGAGTTCTTCTTTTTCTTTTTCGGTTGTGAGAACTCCTGTTCTTGCACAGTCATCTCTGTAAACGGTGATGCCTTTAAGACCAGCTTTCCAAGCTTCAATATAGATGTTATAAATTTCATCTACAGTTGCGCTATTAGGCAAATTAACCGTAGAAGAGATGGAGGCATCGATATATTTCTGCCACGCGGCCTGCATAGCAATTCTTTCCAATGGAGCAATATCGTGAGCAGTAACAAAATACTCAGGTAAATCTTTTTCGTCCGATATATCGTGCGATTCCATATATTTTTGAACGATAGGAGTATGGAGTTTGTAATAAACGGGCTCGTCTCCTTCATTAAGAGATTCTGTTTTTCTTGTGTATGTGTAAGAAAAAATAGGTTCTATTCCGCCGGAAATTCTAAACATTGTGGAGATAGTTCCTGTAGGCGCAATAGTAAGCAATGCACAGTTTCTAAGTCCATATTTTTTAACAAGATTTATAAATTCAAAATCTTTTTCTTCGTCATAAAGATTTTTGAAAAATGGCGTTTCAACAATTTTTTCGGGTTCACATTTAGGAAATGCGCCATCTCTCATGGCAAGCTCAAGAGAAGTGGTAACTGCTGTTCTTGCCATATAACTGGCTATCATTTCAGAGATTTCTACTGCCTCTTTTGAACCATAGCGAATTTTCATTTTAATAAGGGCATCCGCCAATCCCATTATTCCAAGGCCAATATTTCTCCAATTTGTTGCTGCTTCTTTTTGCACGTCGAGAGGAAGAAGGGGAATTCCTTCGTCAAGAACTTCGTTGAGTCCTTCAACTGCGATTTTTACTGCCTGTCCAAATTCTTCAAATTGGAAGCTTCCGTCTCTTACAAACGCTGCAAGATTGAGAGAGCCAAGAAGGCAACTTTGATAACGTCCTAGCGGCTGTTCTCCGCAAGGATTAGTGGAGCAAATTTCATATTCGGGGTTGTTGCTATTTAAGTTCCAGTCCAAAATCCTATCCCAAAACAAAGCTCCAGGTTCACCCATAAGATGGTTGTTTTCTGCAATGCGATGAAGAATTTTCTTTGCATTGAGAGTTTTTGAAATGGTTTCACCGGTGGTTTCTCTCGTAAAACTCACTTCATAATCTTCCCCGAGCTCTGCTTTTCTAAGAAATTCATCGCTCATACGAACTGAAATATTTGCTTTGGTGACTTTATCAAGATTTCTTTTAACGTCAACAAATTCTTCAATGTCAGGGTGATCGCTCGACATTGTTATCATCAAGGCGCCTCTACGATTATTCTGCCCCACCAGCCCAGTTGTGCAAGAATATAAATCCATCCAAGACACAGCGCCACTGCTTTCTCTTGCAGAGTTATAGACCGTTGTGCCTCTTGGAGAAAGCTTACTGATGTCAATACCAACGCCTCCGCCGTAGGAATATGTACGAGCCATTTCCTTCGCACAATCAAAAATACCTTCGATATTATCTTCTGGGGAAGCGTTTACATGGCAATTCGACATTTCCATTTTATAACCATGCAAATCCATTCCTCTGCCAGCAAGTATTCTTCCACCGAAAAGAAATTTCTGCTCAAACACCAGATTCATTAAAGGTTTATTCCCACCGCAAATTCGAGTAAGCCAAGTAGGAAAATCATCATCGTTGCCGGGATATTTCTTTTTAATTATGTCAAGGCCAAGGGTGTTGTCTTCGCCTAGCCAATCTTTATAATCCAATAAGCATCATCCTTCTCTTAAACTCATAAAATTCTTAATAACCGTGATTGTTTCTTCGAGATCATTATTCATGATATAAAAACACGGTATTTCTTTGAATCGGTTGAACAGGCCTTTACGGCCTGCGTCAACCTTCTGTCTATTTTTTATTTGATCCGCATTATCTCCGCGGGAAGCCATTCTGGATTTAAGCTGTTCTTCGCTTGCATCAATGTAAACAATGACCGGTTGTTTACCTTCTTTATAATGCTTTGCAAAATATTCTATCCCAGCTTCGTCGATAACGTAGAAATCATTTTTGCTTACTTGTTTTGATGTTGCTCCGTATTCATTTCCATCGAAGAGAGTATAAGCGCACATCTTCGGACGAAGCTCATCAAACTCTGATTTTGTTACGAATATATGCCCCTGTTCTCCGCTGTAGCGCTTTGGACGGGTGGTAAATGAGTTGACCGACCGATAACCATACCGTCTGCAAAGTTCGCTTACAACGGTTGTCTTGCCGCTTCCAGAGGGGCCTACGACCAGATAAATATATTTACTCAAACTAACTTACCGCTCCTTAAATGTTGATGTGTGAAACGGCGTCAGTACATTTGCATTCAGAGCCCAAAACGCATTCATTGGCAACACCAGGTATAGTCGTCAGACCGCCATATATCTGTTTTGCGGCTTCAAAACCTTTTTGGTAGCCATCTTCATGACCGACTTTTTTGCCTTCTTCGTAAGCTTCATGCCCAAGTTTATCCAGCTCAGTTTCATGCTCTCTGCGAAGCTCTTCTCTTACGGCTTCGATTTCTTTAAAAGCATCATCTTCGGCTTCTTCAAAACAATCATCGAACCCAGCGTTATACCCTTCTTCATAAGCGGCTTCAAGAGCTTTTTCGATTTCTTCTGCGTTATTAAAAACAATTACTTTATATTTCATATTCAAACCTCTTCCACATCTTCATACAGATCAAACTCAAATTCAAAGTCGTCATCTCCACCGATTACAGCCATTTGGTATGCTTTGTCGTCCCAATATTCGTCCGCAGAAACTTTTCTGCAGTCACCACCGTACTGCTCGATTCTTTCGGGAAGATTTTCGTTTATGGCGTCAAAAACAATTCCAAGTTCTCTGCACCAGATAAGTGCTTCATCAAGAAGCTTCCCTGTGCGGCAAGTCCATAAGATAAATTTATCTCCGTTTTCTTGCTGTTTGAGAAGCTGTTTAATTAAATCGGTATTAGGTTCACCGATTTCGGGGTATTTGTTTTCACAAAGAGTTCCATCAAAATCTACTGCAACAATCATGCAGATTCTACCTCCTCTGTTTCGTCTTTTCCAAGACAGATTTCTCTAAAATGGGGAAGAGACTCGATCCATTTACAAACGATTTTCCATTCCGGAAGGCGGTGATATCTGCGCTGATAATAAATGGTTTTAAGCTGTGCATAGTTTGTAGTCATTCTTGCAGTGAGTTTAAATCCAGACGGGATGCTGTAAATTAAATGAAGAAAGTTTTCATCGGTGGGATTGCCGTTATAGATATCTATAAGCTCCTTAAATCTGGCAACAATAATCGGATCGGTGTACTCAATGCACTGGATTTCGGGATTGAATTTACTGATACGATGCATTGTGCTTTGAGACGATACAAATTCAAGGAAGTGGTAACGTTCACCTTCGACCCAGGCTTTATTGGTAAAAGTAAGGTCGAACTGAACTACAATTCCGTGAAGAAAAGTGTCGTGGCCTTGTCCGCCTTGACAACTGCCAAGAATTTTTGTTCTGTTAACGATTTCCGTTGAGCAATCTTCGATGTTTACGGCAAAAGGGTACTTAGATGCTTTTACGCTTTCCTCAAGCCCATAAACATTTACGTTAGAGATAATATCCTTAATTTCTAACAATCGGATTCTTCATCCTTTCTTAACCGCTGAAAAGCGGTATCGCAATATTTTTGTTTCATTTCAAACCCGACATATCTTCGCCCAAGCATCTCGGCGGCAACAGCGGTAGTTCCAACCCCGATGAATGGGTCAAAGATAATGTCTTCGGGTTTCGTGCTGTTAAAAATAAAGTTCTTTATAAGCCACACTGGCTTGACCGTTGGGTGGGAGAACTCTCTTTTTTCAGCCTGGTTATTCATCGTATATGAATACGTAAATTTACTATCATAGCAGCCGTAAAGCGGGACGGATTTTTCTCTTACAAAAAGTATGTAGTCTGTATCGGAGAGATATTTATTTACACAGGCGTCCGCCGGATTTGTTTTGTGCCAACAGAGCAGAGTCCAATCGCAGCCCCGCTTTGTTACGAAATAGTCCAGAAGAAATATCAGCTGCTTTTGCCCACAAAAAATGTAGGTGTTTATTTTTCTTTGGACACGACAAATTTCGTCTAAAATTGATTCCAAGTCTTCTCCAAGCTCGGAATAGGGAGGATCGGCCACAACCATATCTACGAAGCCATCGGGAAGCTCAGCTATCATTTTTCTGCTATCGCAACAGCAAATGAAACTGTCCGATAAATACTCCATTGTGTGACCTCCTTTTATATTAATTTAAAGTTATCTGTTTTAATTTCCGAGTAGATGCAACGTCGAAGCACGTCCCTATAAAGATCTCGATTCATTTCTTTATCGAGAATTACTAACGAGTAACGAGCATGGCGACCTTCGACAAAATCGGAAACAATCGAAAAGCGAAATAAATTTGTTTCGATTGTTCGGCGTTCTTCGAACTCTGGGTAATAACAAGTAGATGCATCATGGAGCTCACGGGAAAGCTTTATGCTCCATCCGGGTACATCGTCGGTGACAATTAAAATGTTGATTAGCATTAATGTTTTTACCTCCACGTGGTTAATGGCTCTGCGGTAGGAATGGGAGGGAAACTCTCCCACTTGTGCATAAGTTCATCAAGGTTTTCTTTCTCTTGCGATTTAGTTGGTTCATTGAAATAATAGGTGTCGCAGTATTCGCACTTTTCTTTATAGAGGTTGATTGGAGCGCCGCAATTAGGACAATTACGATAAAAATTTGTTTTTTCTTTAATGGGAATTTCTTTTTTATCTTCGGGTTCAGATATTTTTATCCATCCCAAAGTCGTTCCATAAATCCATAAAGCGCCTGTATCTTTGCAAATCGCAGTATAACCAGTTTTATGTGGAAGAGAATAGAGTTCCGACTGATTGTTTATTATATAAACGCCATGCGACCACTTCATCAAACCAACCTTTCATAACCGTTTAAATACCAATAACCTGCTTTGTTTTTATTCAAATCACGAGCAAAAACGATATCCCCTACTGCAAGAGGTTCTCGGTCAAACACATCTGTACGGATTGTAAGACGAGCCGTTTTGCCTGTTCCGATAGATTTTGTTCCTACTCGATATGCCCAAATTTCGTTTTTTGTTTTACTTTTTTGCGGAGTGCAATCAGTGATAATAAGTTTTCTACGGTCTTCAGGCCGACGAGTTGTAAGGTCAACATAACCAAGAATATCGAGCTGATTTTGCATTTTAACTTTATATGGAACATCCGGGATTTCGAGTGTTTTTATATGGTGTTCATAGGTTCTGACAAGCTCCATAGCATCTGTTATCTTTGCTGTTTTAAGTTCCTCGCCCTTTGCATTTATCGAGCACAGATAGGGCGAGAAGAGCCCGTACAACGATTCTGGAATGGAATCCTTCCTAATCTGTTTTGCTTTTCCTTGGTGGAACTGATCCCAAATATCACATATTCTAGAAAGGGTAGGAGCGTTTCCAAATTGCTCGAAATAGTCAATTCTAATCAAAGGAAGAAGCTTTGCAGTTTTTATTGAACGAGCGTCAAACCAAGCAAGTACGTCAACAAAATCTTTGTAGTTTTGTTTTGCACATTCATAGCAAGCTCGAGCCATTGTTTTGGAATATCCCTTTATAGAGGAGAGAGGGTTGGTGATTTCGTTAGTAATTGGATTAGCAACTACGTCACGGTTGTCCTGCCCAAATCTAAATGAGGGAAACTTAATTCCAAAATAGCTTTCAGCTTCTTCTTTCGCTGCATTCATCTTGTCTTTATCTCCCTTTGCTTCCTGTACGGCAAGGTATGCCTTGTAGAATGCAAGAGGGTGGTGAGCTTTTAACCAAGCACCGTAAAGGCTGTCCAGAGCTACGCAATAAGCGTGCGAACTATTGAAGCTATATCGGGAGTTGTCTTCTACGACTTGCCAAAGATATTCGGTTTGTGCTGTGGCTTTATCTTTAGGCATTCCGTCTTTTACCAACTGAGAAACCATGCCGTTTACGAATTGCTCTTTTAGAGCGAGAACTTTTTCTACTTTCTTTTTAGCAATACTTTTGATTGCCGAATAACAATCGCTCATTTTAAAACCAGCGTAATGCAGGATACTCATTACTTGCTCTTGAAAGAAAATATAAGACTCAGGAAGCTCTTCGGTTTGAATAAGATCGTCAAGTGGTTTAAAATTAAAACTAAAATGTTCTCTTTCAAGGAACGGTTTTCTTGACCCAGCTCCGCCGGGACGAATAGCCGCAATAAATGTTGTGAGCTCTGAGATGTTTTTTGGCTTATATTTTTCGACCATAGCACGAGTGCCTTCTTGCTCCACTTGGTTAATGCCTAAAGTAATTCCTTTTTCGTAAATGCTCCAGCAAGAATCTTCAGGAGTGCACATTTTAAGAAGCTCATTAACCGTGGGAACTTTTACTTTTGCTTCAGCGTACGCTTGGTTGATTAATTTAAGTACCGACACGATTAAATGATCGTTTTTTAGAAATTTATAATCTTCTGCGGCGTGTCCATCAAGCAATGTGCAAATTTCATCTTTTACTCGAACTAACCCGATTTCTTTTCTTATATCGCCTTGATAAATAAGGCTCGAACACGGAGCTATCGACCAGCTCGTTACCGTACCGAGATAAACTTTTGATTCGTCGAAAATGTGCTTATACTCTTTCGGAATGTATTTTTCTATATCTATAAAATCCTTCTCATCTTCTTCGGCGTGTTTCAAAGCTGACTCGTATTTTTTAATTCCTTCAGAAACTTTATTTGCCGCTTCAAAGGGAATTCCTGCGCTCTTTGCATAAAGTTTAAAGCTTGCAGCAACTTTACTTGTGCCGTACGCAATCATCGGGTAGCTATGACATGCTCCCATAATTTCACTTTGAGCTTGTAAAAATGGTGCAGAATCCGCCTCGTTCATATCGATATCGGCTAATGATTTTGTTTCCAGTACCCTCTCAGTGCTGATAAATCTGGATGGATACATATGTATTTTTGCTGAAATCCTATCGACTTCGGAAAACCCTAACAGAGTATTGGTTAAGAAGGAAACTGCAGATCCTCGCCCTGTGTGGGTTAATTGTCCGCCAAGTTCTTTGCCTCGTTTCATTACATGGTAGTCAATTATAAAATAGTCAGATAGGCCTGTATCCACGACAACTTTTATTTCATTATTTATTTCATCTATATAATGTTCCCATTCACGTTCGGGAACTTCGTATTTATATTTTTCCCAGCCTTCCCAAACTAGACGCTTATATTCTTCGTTTTTTTGCTCTTGACTCCAATCAGGGTATAAACTTGGAAGTTTGACTTCCTTTGTAAAAATCGGAGAATCGTATTCTTCAACCTCGCTAAATACAAGGGTGTTGGACATAGCTTCTTCAATTTGAGCACCATTGAGCACCCCCTGAGAAGCAAAGCGTTGGTAGAGTGTGTTTCCATCTGGGTAATCTAAAATAAAATTCTGCTCACCGGAATCTTCATATCTGATCCCTTTTGTTTCAAGGTAGTTGATGCGATCTATAGCATCTTCTGGCTTTATATAGTGACTATCGCACGCTGCGAGCAACGGAATCTTAAGCTTATCGTGTAGTTTTAAGATGTGGTTGTTAAGTTCGATTTGATTTTCTTCCACGTGCGGTTGAACTTCGAGAAAAAAGTTATCCCCGAAATGATTGTGAAGCTCTTCTACAAGTGGATCCATAACGTCATATCCATATTTCCATCCAGCTATACATGCGCTTGAGCACCATACGTCTTCGGGCGGCAAGCTCATGAGCACGGAAGGATCAAGTCTCGGCTGACGATAGAAGGAGAATTCATTTGCGTCGCTTAAAGCTTCTGTAATGGCTTGCCTGCCGTGCTCGTTTTTTGCGGCGAGAAAGATGTGACAGTTCGTAGAATCTTTCTCGAACCGATCTAAAACCCAATAGGCCTCTGCTGCAAACAGAAATTTTAGTCCGTATTTTTGAGCCAATTCGTAATATTGCCAAATGTTGCCTTGAAATCCGTGCTCACACGAACTCAAAATTCTGTCTCCAATTTCTTGAGCACGGATGGCATATAGCTCGGGATCTGTACAGACATCTTGCTGGCGGCAATTTGTGTACCAGGAATGCTTGTGTTGGTTGCAGTATTCATACTTTTTCATACTGCGCACCTCGATGAGCACGGCCCCATAGGAGGCCCGAGCACCTCGTCTTCACAATCAAGCTGAGGAACGCCATAAGGCAGAGGGGTATCTCCATAATCGGTCTTATCCCAGTCATATTGATGCCTTACGCTATCGTATGAATCAAAAAACCTTCTTGACGGCTGATCATAATAAAGTCCAATTGTTTTATTAGCTCCACTGCCAAACCTGTCTTTGAGCACGTCCAAAAGAACATCGTATTTCACCGGCATTTCCACCATCTTGCCCGACTTACCAATTACTCCTTCTTTTTCTTTTGGAGTTACTCGATAAAGAGCAAGAACTCGGTGGGAAAGATTTACCGCACTAACAACGCCTTGTAAATCAAAAATCGACATTCTTCTTAATGTGTCGAGTTTTTTAGGATGTAAAACCACGAGACAAACCACATTCCATTTCTTACTGAAATCAATGATATCTCGTATAAATGCATCCTGTTTTGTCCATTTGTCTGAACCGTCATCTTTCGCCTCGGTATCAATGCTGGACATATTATCAAGGACTATAAATTTCACACCATGGATTCGGACAGCCGATTCCATTGTGGCAAAGAGTCTGCTGGTTTTATGAGTAAAACCATCTTTGTAGAAAAATAATTTTCCTTTATAATACTTATCGATAGCTCGTGCTGCTTCGGTGCGGATTTTATAATATTTGCTTCCTGTCCCAGTTTCATAGCAGTTCATCCCACGTTGACCGGCGTGGACACTTGCAATCCAATTTTTCAGTGACTGATTAGAAAGTTCGCCGCTATAAACAAAAGAAGGGAAACCTTGATCGAGAGCTTGACAAACCAAAGTTGAAATCAAACTTGATTTTCCTGCGCCAGCAACTCCCGTTAAAATTGTTGTTGTACCACAGTAGAATTTATCTAGCGCATTATCCAAATCTTTAAACCCAGTGACAAATCCGTCAACATCAGCCATATTAAAAGCTGATACATCTGAATAATCAATGAGGGTTTCTATTTCGGCATTTCTTGCTTCATTCAAAACCTTTGCAACCGCTTCTTTACCTTCATAATAAAGGAGTTCGTTAAGGTCTTTTATTTTAAACCTGGTGCCATCTCCGTTCTCAGAGGTAAATTTAGGGATATCGGCAATTTTTGTTCTGTATTCCCCAAGGCGTGTTGAGACTTCTTTGGCAAATTTTGTTCCACTTTCATCGTTATCGTGAACCAAAATAATTTCATCAAACTGTTGAAGCCAGCTCCAACACTCCGCAATCCAGTCTCTATTGCCATCGCCTAAGGGAATTGAAACTGCGTTTTTGAATCCACATTCTACTGCAGTCGCACAATCTCCTTCTCCAGAGCAGATTATAAGAGGTTGTGCAGGATTTATTTTTGAACAGTTATAAAGGAGAAACTGTGTGCCAGCTCCGGGTAGACACCATATCTTTGTTTCTCCATGAGGAACCTTGCTGGACTTTCTTACTTTGACCATAGCAAGAACGTCATTAAAGTCCCAGTATTGAAATAGAGTGTTTCCCGAAGGATCTTGCTCTATTCCAAGATAATCTATTGTTTCCGGGGAAATGCATCTTGAACCCCAGTATTCATAAACTTTATCTTTTGTGCCAGCATAAGTAGGCTTTGGATATTTATAATCGCTTTTTGCCAAAACGCCTCTTTCGGTAAAATCGTAAGGAAGTTTTGCTTCTTCAAAAAGCATTTCGCAGGCTCCGATAAAAGAACAGCCAAGAGCCTGCATGTAAGCATCCACAATGTCGACCGTATATCCGCATCCAAAGCACTTATAGCTGTATGTTTTTGGATTGTATGAGCAGGATGGAGTGCTGTCTTCGTGGGTGGGGGAAGGACAGCAGCACGTATGTCTGCTCGGATTATATTTTTCAACTTGAAGGAGCTCGGCGATGATATCCGCGTTTCGTTCCCCAAGTTGCTGTTTCGCTTTTAAGATCTCACTCGGATCTATCAACATCCGCAATAACGCCCCATTTCAAATATCTGATCTCGGCGATTAAATGGTGAATTGCCTGGGCAAGCGGATCTGAGTTATCGTGTGTTACGATATATTCGTTTATTACATCGAAGACTTTATCTTCTGTCACTTGATCATCCTTTCCGCAAACTTTCAGTTACCAACAATCTCCTCAACAAAAACCAATTTCGTTTTCCTCACACTTATAACGGAAATCGCAAAGTTCATTACACATAAATTCACTTGAACGATCTTGTAAGAACATTTCCGTTTCTCTGATTTTTTCTACGGTTTTATAGACCCAATCCCATGCGGCATCGTAATCTTCTTTTTTGAATGGAATATCGTATGCTTTTTGGTCTCGGAAACAATAAAACCTTAATGTATCGGGAAATCCCAAGCCGGATTCTTCTGCGTATCTTGAATAAAGATATAGCTGTCGACCATAATCAGCTAATTCTTTTTTGGATTTGAATTTGCTTTTACTTTTCCAGTCATGAAAAACGAGCTTTCCATCTTCCTTATAGATGAGGTCAATGAAACCCCTTAAAATGAAAGGTTTTTCTTCGTGTTCACAAAGCAAATCAAATTCCTGCTCAACTCCAAGGATTGTCCAATCTTTATCTTCAAATTCGTAAAAGAAGTCATAACCGTCGTTATAATATTTTTCTGCTAAATCAACATTGAACATCTCGGGAAAATCGTGTCTGATTTCAATTCCGTATCCGTTTTCGTATTCATCGGCAAGTTCATAAGACTCAAGTTCGCCTTTAAAGTGCCGTTCCAGGAGGGAATGGCAGAATGAGCCATATTCGCTCATTGCGTTTCCCTCACCGGATTCATGTGCTATATAATTCAGATAGTATTGATATGGACACTGTTCGAATGTTGATAATTTAGAAAATGAATATTTCTCGAGCTCTAAATCAGAACGGGAGTTCATCATCATTTTCTGCCTGTACATCAATTGTTGCTTTAGCCTTTGTAGCTGGCTGTACTGCAGGTCTGTCATCAGCTTCAGGTGCTTCTCCTTCAGAAGATTCTTTTGTTCTGGGGGTAAATTCAACATTTTCTGCAAGAACCTCAACTGTTTTGCGTTTTTTGCCTTCTTTATCTTCCCATACTCTGGTTTGAATAGAACCTTCAACTACGATAGGGGAACCTTTCTGGAAATATTTGCAGATGAATTCAGCGGTGTGCCTCCAAGCAACAATATCGATCCAATCGGTCTGAGCTTCGGACTCCTTTCCGGAGTAGGGACGAGTAACAGCAATCGTAAAATCAGTTACATTTTTACCGTCTCCAGTTTGGCGAAGTTCAGGGTCGGCGGCAAGTCTGCCAATGAGAAATACTTTATTCATGTGTTAGCCCTCCATTACTTTAAGCTCTGCGAGAAGTTCTTCGAGGAGAGCTTTGTCGTCAATTTTGTTGTAGTTTGCTACGCCAAGTTTTTCTTTTACTTTGGCTGTTACAGCAGTTTTATCAATTCCTTTTGCGATAAGGGCATTGATTTCATTTTTGATATCGGTATAGATATCGCTTTCTACGATGCCAGTAGTATGAATCGCTCGGGCTTCGGCTTCTTTACCTTTGTTTGCCCAGTTATAGAGAGCAACACCATCAGCTTCAGTAAGCTTTTCGTATTTGCCTTCGAAAAGGTGAGTGTTGTCTTTGAGACATTCAGCAATGTTGGTGTCCTGGTGAAGATTGAATGTAACGGTGTAGTTATATTCAATATCCTTTTCCTGCTGCATGCCCATACCAACTTTTTTGGGCTGCTGTTTGCCATTTTTCTCCTCGAGAACGTATTCGTCTTTACCTCTTGCCGTTACAATAAGATGGCAGGGGGCTTCGAGGATTTTGTTCATAAAAGCCGCATGGCGAGGTTTAAGCTTACCCCAGTTCGCCCAGCTGTTTGATCCGGGCATTTTGTCGTGAAGCTCATTGAGGAATTTCCATTCAGAAGAAGAGCTATCAATGATAAGAACCTGATAGCCTTCAGCAACTGCATCATCAATTGCCTCAATAAATCTTTCGGGTGCGAAATCCGTAAGCTGCATATCGTCAAAATCGAATTCATCAGCATAGTAACGGATTCTCCCGTTTTCGGTGTCGACGGCTGCAATTCTTGACCCGCAAGCCTTTGCTAACCCAGTTGCAAGACGAAGAGCGGAGTAGCTCTTTCCTGAACCGGAAGGGCCATTCAGTAGAACTTTCAGCCAGATTTTTTCTCGTTCCGCTTTCTTAAAAGCCAAAACGCATCATCCTTTCTATAATAAAATTAATCAAAGACGAGTTTTATTGACAGAAGGCGACAGAAGCTGTATAATAACAATGCTGTTATATTGCTTGCTCCTCGAGCCGTAATATACGCTTATGCGTCCCCATGATCGGTCACAAAAGGAGTTGATTGAATGGAGCGTACAACAGCAGTTGTAGACAGAATCGTGTCTATAATCGCTAATTTAGCTTTTATAGCAGCTTCTGTCGTATCTATCGTTTGCAACTTGAATTAAAGTTGCAAACAACCACGAAGGCGGAGCGCCAACTCCGCTTTCGTTTCCTATCCTCTGGAGGAACAAGCTAAGTTTCCTAGGCCGAACTTGTTTCTCCTTCCTCAATTATCCGATGGAGCAGAATCGAATTCATTTCGTTTTTGCTCCATTTTTTCATATGTGCTCGCTGTCGCTACTTTCAGGTAGCCATCCGGTAGTTTCTCGTACAGAACAAACACTCTCTTCACCGGATCTAATGTCGTAACCCAAATCCGTTTCGTCTGCGACGTGTAAACGAGTGGCGTCATTTCGTTTTTCGGCAAAAATTTTTTCAATTTCGTTTCTGTACTTTTTGTACTCGTTGAAGACATAGATGAATTCCTTTCCGTCAAGTACATACATAAATGCTACAAGATATTTGTTGTTATGGCATCTAAGAGCCCCGAATTCATCGATTTCAGAGTCTGTTAAAAGCCGATAGTGAAAGATAAAATCTTTTAGTTTGTCGAACATATGTTCTCCTAAATATTTTAATCAGCTAATTCTCTAAGAATTTCTGATACGAAATCGGCAAAAGTATCAGTTTCGGAATCGTCTGTTCGGATTCTTCTAAAGACCGGATATTTGCCATACTTTTTAGTATATTCGGATCGTTTCTCCAAATATTTGGTTTGTAGAGCGAGGATTTCTTTTTCGGCTGCCGCTCTTTCAAGTTCAGCAAGTTCTTTTTTCTTTCGTTCTTCTTCTTTGCGGATTCTTTCGGCACATTGAAGCTCGCATTTTGCGCGAGCCTCAATATTATCGAATTCTTTTCCGCAAAAACCACAAGAATAGGGCATTTGCAGTTCTCCTTTTAATAAATATTTTTTATTTCAAGAAACTCAATTAAGTTTCAGGAATAGCTGTATGATAATAACCATTACAAACATAAAGATTGGTTTCTTCGTTATCTTTTAAAGCTACCACTAAGTAATGTTTGAATGAACGTTCAGCGTAATCAATGTTTTTATAAGTAGAAAGTTCATTTAGAACTTCTTGACAAAGTTGGTTAATGATTTCTTTCTCTTTTTCATTTTCAGCATCTTCATTGACCGATATTTCATAAAAATGATTCGGAAAAACTAAATTATCTTTTGTCAAAACAAGTTCTTCTTCATCACAAAGAACATATGTTCTTTTAAAACAGTGCGGACAATCTACCATTACGCAGCCATAAGCGCCGTGAGTTATATCGGACTTGGAAAAAGCGAGTTCCTTTCCACATTTTTCGCATTCGGCGCGATAAATCGGTTTCGGTTCGTCGCTGTGGCTGCTGATTTTTGCTGTTACTTTTTTCATGTTAAATCCTCCATAGGGTCTTGGGTTTACGGGCATACGGCTGTGTCACTTTCTTTGGAGTAGGATTTAATTATATCATAGAATTAATATAAGTCAACACCACTATATGAACATTACTACCATATTTAGTAAACTTTTTATTAATAAATTGGTTGTTTTGCATAAAAATAAGACATTGAATGTTATGTTAAAAGATTTGACATAATTTTCAAATGCGGATACAGTAAAAAGTCTCATTTTATATCTGCACTTGGAAATTTATTTAAATATATATGTCAAATAGTGTTATTATTGCTCCGGTGGGAAAGAGGCGAGCATTGCTCGCCTCTTTCTATTTATTTTTTTTAGATTATTCGTTCGTTGTCATTATCTAATGTTGGATCGGGAGAAGGAAATACGTGGGGATCGACAATCTCAGGGTGCGTTAAATAAACTTGCCTCTTTTTAAGTTCTTGATATCTAAGATTTTTCTCTAACAATTCTCTACTAAAAGGGTCACATACACCAAACTCACAAATTTTAATTTCTCTTTCAACATAGCTTAAAGGCATTGAACTGATTTCTTCAATGTCAGATTGGCATAATGGCGATTTTTTTATTGAGTCCTCAGATATCGTGTTTAACGCCTCTTTCTCATTTTTAGATTCGTTTAATATACCCAATAAGAATGGAGTGATTAATATTATTATAAACCAAAGTAAAAAGGCATTGGCATTGATATTTTCTTTACCACTATAAGACGTAAATAAAAAAAGAAGGGGAAATATTAAAGCACATGCCCAAGCAATCCACAATGCTTTAGTAATATTCAATTTTTTCACGAACATCACCTCGCAAATGTCAAGTGCAATCATCTGAATATTTGGTTTCATTTTGGACAGCATGTGCTGTCCTTTTTAATTATATAAAGTTATTCTGGATTCTTCAAAATAGAGAATATTTTTTATTAGTTTTTTGCCAGGATTGATTTTAATGTAATAATCCAACTGCTGTTTATATGGGCTAACATTTTCAAACTTAGAAGCATGATTAAAATAATATAATGCCCGAAGAATTTGTTCCGCTTTAGTAACGCCATCTTTTGGTAATTTAATGTTTTTTATGTGTTCGGCTAAATAAATATCTCGACTATATTCAGACTTGAATACCGTATATGTTTTATTATCTTTATTTGGGATCCACGAGCATATATATTCTTGTCTTCGTACTATTTTATTTGCTTTGTTCATGCACCAATGCACTGGATCTCGACCATGGCAGTATTTTTGAGAAATCTCGTCGCAATGGTTATCATAAAAGGCTTCGTTCCGTTCTTCACCGACGCCAATGCCATCCATTTGCGCGAGCTCAAGAAGGCAACGCATATTATAACAATATATTTTAAATTGATATATGTTATCTCGGCCGTGTCCCATTCCTTTGCGGTAAGCGGCTTCCATATCTTCTATATCTCTTTGGCGAGCTCGTTCGTCGGACTTTACGCTGGCAGATAAAATAAAATATAAAATTATTAGTGCTACAAAAAATACAGCCATGAAGCCACCTCCTAAGAGATATGATTTTTAGTAAACAAACTATAAACTAAAGCTGCCAAAAAGCACAGTAAACAAGATAACACAGCATGGGTGTTGATTTCTATTTCAGATATTCCAAATAGATTGAATCCGGCCTTTACAAGCGTAGCTGAAATATAGCTGATTATTACGCTATAAACTATTTGCCGTTTCCAGCTAATTTCCTTTATAGACAATTTTAACCATTCAAACGATAAAATAAATATATACCCTGGAATAATGTATAAGAGAAAACTAGCAATAATATCAATTAATCCGATCCGCATTTGTTGTCTTCTTTCTGTTAAGAAATATATCCTTAATACTAATTATAACAAACGAGCTCCAGGATTTCAACTCTTCACATTTTTGTTTTAATTTCCATCTCTTGCATCTGCAAAGTAATCCAAAGCTTCTTCACAAGCTGCGATTGCGGCATCGAGATTATCAATAGCGTTTTGCATAGCATCTCCTCGTTCTGAATCCTGGAGGTTTTCGGGGAGATTATCATAAGCAGTTTGTTCCGCATCACAAATCATATTTGCTTTTGCAATAAGTTCGTTCATTCGTTCGATAAGGGCGTCGATTTCTTTTCTTCTTACAGCATTCATATTGTCTTCCTCCGTAATTAAATTGTTAAATTTATTTTCGCGGAAGAAACGGACATTGTTCCATTCCAGCACAAATGACTGTGATTCGTGGTAGGAGCTTCTGCCGCTCTCCAATAATTTCGGATTATAAAAAATGGTGATTAAGCCGCCTTCGCTGGGCGAATAACCGTAGTCAAATACTGATTTTATTGCCCATTTACAGCTCTCTGAAGGCTCTACAAAGCGGTTTACCCAGTCATATCGATCGATTACTTCAGCTATTGTCCACCCGTTTAGAACGGCTGTATTAAGCGCACATTCGGCAATAAGAGCTTGTCCGAAAAAGTCTGTAGAAGCTTCAGACATAACTGCATATTCAAGTAATTCTCTTTCTTCGTCGTCGAGTTCGTAGCGCATTTCTGGAATTTCGTATCCACATGTTGTCAGAGGTGTTGCGATTAGTAAAATAATCGCCATCATAAGACAGAGGATTCGCTTCATCAATCAATCCTCCCAATCGAAAACCATTGCAAATTCATTTTTCCTTCCGGTTGATCCAATGGAAATTTTAGTAATTTTTACAGAAGGATTTGCACTTTTGAAATTCGCAAGGGTAGAGGTGAGGGAAGTTACATTTGGATAAAGATCGGCATTGGTATATTTCATCTTGTTTTCTCCTTTTCTTTCAAATGTTTTATATCGGATTCTATGTCACATTCCGCATCGTAGATACGATCAAATTCTTTTCTAATTTCTTTTCTTTCCGCTCTTTTATCGAAGCACATCGCAATCAAGAACCCGGTGCTCACAGCTGTGAGCACCGTATTTATTATAACTAACGTTACCATAATTACTGCGGGAGATTAATCATGAAAGAGGTTCCTTCCCCGAGCATAGTAACGGGGAGCTTGCCATCCCACTGCTGGATGTAATAGTAGTTAACAAGAACATCTGTAAGAGATTCTGCCAACTTACGGTTTGCTTCAGCTTCTGCTTCAGCGGCGATAAGAAGGGCCTGAGCCTGAGCTTCAGCAGCAATAATATCCTGTTCTGCTTTAATCTTTGCAACCGCTTTATCTTTTTCTGCTTGAATTCTTGCAGTTTCAGCTTCGATAGTCGCAAGTTCGAGTTCTTGCTGTGCGTTAACCTTTTTCTGAATTGCAGCAGCAGTTTCATTATCAACCGAGATATCGGTAAAGTTTACTGTGTCAATAATAATGCCATAAGGAGCAAATCTTTCCCTAAGATAAGTATCAAGTTCAGCATTAATCTGAGTACGTTTATCACCGAAGATATCAGTTACGGGGTGATTTGCAGAAATTTCCTGAGTCCATGCAATAATCTTGGGCTTAATAAAAGTCTCTTTAATTTCTTCGCCGGATTTACCTTTGAACGTCGTAAAAGTCTGAGCGATACATTCTGCATCAAACTTATAAGAGAATTCAAGGTTTACTCTAACTGTTTTACCATCTGATGTAGGGATGTTGAAACTTTCGTCAATAGGGGAGTCTCCGATTTTTTCGGAAGAAAGATAGGACTGCTCAATACCGATAGAGTAAAGAGTTACTTTCTTTGTCGGGGCGACAAATTTCCAACCCTGAGTGAGAACTTCATCTTCAACGCCGCCATTCATGTTGTACACGATACCGACGTAACCAGCAGGAATATGTTCAAAACACATAAGCCCAACAATAAGTCCTCCGATGAGAAGAACAGCCAAAATAACTGCGCCAATTAAACCTTTTTTCATTTTGTTACTCCTTTTCGTTTTCATTTTCTGTTTTGTCTTCCATCATCATTTCATCAGTAGCATCTTTAAACAAGCGATGGAAAAGCTTGCCTACGGGACGATAGAGAAATGAGCAGAGCAGCCACAGAAAAGCTGCACCAAGGAACAAGAGAATATAAAACACTGGTGACATTCTCAAATCTCCTTTTTATTTTATATAATTAGCTACATTAATAGCCAATTGGACAACTACATCTGCAAGAGCGAAGAAGAAAAAGCACCAGTAAATGAATTTTGGTACTTCGACTTCACACCGCTCTGCAGCAAATACAGCGATTCCGAAAATCGCCATGATGGTTATCGCGATGAGAGAACCTATGATGTCAATCAATTTTCTTCCTCAGTCTCCTCATCGTCGGTGCGATACAAATGATGATACCAGTCGGGTTTCTGAATACCATATATGATGCCCGAATCACCCGGGATCTCCTCACTTGGTTCAATTACGGTTTCGGTATTATCTTGATTTAAAATGTAAATCGGCACATCTGATATCTTTTGAATTTCACTGAATGCCATCGGATACATTCCGTCCCACTCGTATCCATACTCAACCATTTCTTCATATGAGAAATTAGCGGGAGATTCCATTTCCATATATTTTTTTATATCAACGGGCTCAATAATTGCATAATCTTCGGAGTGAAGTTTTTTCCTACTGAAAAATCCTTTTAGTTCATAAAGATGCTCGAGCAAAAGGCATCCGGCAAAATGTCTTGCAGGAATTTTATCCATTACAGTGATATTAGTTTTGCCTGCCTGGATATAATATAAATTCCAATTGGATGGTACTGTAGATTTATCGATCAAAGCCGAAAGATAAAGCCCAAGATAGTTTTCTTCTATGTCAATTAAATTCGCCGTCTCAAATTCTGAGAGAGGTTTTTCTGTTCTATGAAAAGTGCTTTTCATTTCCTTCCTCCTTATTCTTCAACAACAACTACGGGAAACCCATATATTTCAATGCGGTCGGTATTGCCGTTGAGATAGAAGTAAACTTCATCTTCTGAACCATAAACATAATCTACATTGTTCCACTGCTGAAGCACATTGCCGTTGAAATCATACATATACACAGTAATTGTTTCTTCATCATAGCTCGTACCCGAAGAGTAAGAATCATCTACGGTTCCACAAGCGCAAAGAAGAAAAATAAAACAGATTGCCAAAATAATAGTCAAAACCTTTTTCATTTTTGAAACTCCTTTATATTATTTCACTTATATTAATCGAAGGGTAGAGAAGAGCTTTAAGCCGCGCAAGACAAGAATCACAGAGAACTAAATGCGACGAATTATGGCCTCCGCAAATAATACACGCTCCAGCTCTTTCATGTTCAATAGCTTCTATTCGAGCCATCATTTCATTAAGAGTCATAGGAGTCAATGTATCTCCTATTTCAAACCTTATAGATTCCACATCATCCCTCCTCAGCCTCAAAAGCTTCCCAACTTGGATATACTTTTCCATCACAACGGAAAATTTCATATCTGCCAGCTGCGGTTTGACATGAAGTGTCAAGACGAACAGAACACTCGCCAAAAGAATTGAATTTATCTACAATTTTTCGAATGTTTTCCACCTGTTCATCGCTCATCTTGTGCTCATAAATCCAGCGATTTACATCACCGTCTTCACCATATTGGAGGGTTTTGAAAGTGACCTGATCGAATCCCATGGTGTTGAAATTCTCTGGAGTTAAAAAATCGAATTCATTTGTAAGAAGAATAACCATTCGATATGTACGAGGAACTATCGCATTTCTATTTGAAATTACTTTCCAAGCATTTAAATACTCTCGTACATTTGTGACAGAAAGAGTAATGACTTTTACACAATGATTTAAACCCCAATTATCAAAATGCTGATTATGGGTTGTAAATTCAATATCACCATCAAAATCGTCGCAATTCCAAAGAACTCTGGCAACATCATTAACGTATTTCATGTTTTGAGTAGGGTCGCACTCTCCGGTGATAACTACTGCAGATTTATCTTTTGCAGCTTCGCGAAGTTTTTTCGCCCATTCTTTTGGGTCTTTTTCATATAGGTTTTCAAATGTGCCGGTGTTTTTATGTCCACGAGCTACGCACATAGGGCATTTATAAACACAAGGCTGATAGGGAACACTAACTTGCAAATTCATTTAACCAACTCCAATCATATGATTTCATCTATTCCGATTGGTTCTAAGGGATTGGCAGTATCGTCAACGACAATCCAATCGCCATGAATCATTGTTTTGAAAAGGTTTCTAAATTCCAGTTCCCGTAAACTAAATTCACGGTTTTCCCAAGAATGAGATTCTTCACGTCGACGACGAATATATTTACGTGCAAAACCTTGAGGCCAATTATTCATGCTCCAATCATCCATCGTTTTTCCCCTCTAAAAATTCATCTTCAAGAACGATAACGTTTACTTTTCCAGAATGGGCAGTACAAGTATCAAGAGCAATAATGCCTTCATCGTAATATGGTGAAAAATCAGCATCAGTGCCAAATTCACTACCTAAATATTTATCTTTTTGATAGCGTACTTTGCCCCAAGTTGTGTGCCAGTGGCCACATACAATGGTTTTATCTTTTTCGATAATTCCTTCGTGGGCCATTTGCATTCCGTTACGCCATCTGGCTTCTTCCCATCTGGAGTTGTGGGCTTCACGCCAGTCACAATCGTAAATATAATTCCTATCACATTGCCAATATTTTGGGCAATCATCAAGACAATTTACTGCAATCCAGCCATGCACAAAGATGTACTTTTCAGTTTCAAAATAGTTTACCATTTTATTTAGCAGAGGGCGGACGTTCATATAGCCAACGCCATAGTCGCCACTATCCTGCATAAATTCCATAGCCGTATCAAATGTGCCATTCCCAATATCGTGAGAAGCAGGGAAACCGCGTTTGAATAATTCTTCAAGAAGGTCTTCATGATTTCCCTTGATGAGAATTTTATTTTTGATTTGAGAGAGAAACTTGAGCATTTCAAGATTTTCTTCTCCTCGGTCAAAGTTATCACCACATGAAACCAGCCAGTGGTCGGGGTTGTTTTCATCCCAACCTGCTTCGGCGAGAGCTTCTTTAAGTGGTGTCAAAAAGCCATGAGCATCGCTATAAACAAAAAACTTTACCATGGATTGTCTTCATCTTCCTCTCGTTCATCCCAATATTTTTCCAAAAGGGAAACGCCGTAAAGCATCAAATAACTAGCAGGAATTCCGAGGAATAAGAACCCACTGAAAAATCCAGCGATAAAAAAGACGATAGGTATAATAACTCCAAGGAGCCAAATTAATACAACAGTGATTTCTTCATAATGATCCTCATAAAAGATCCAACAGAAGAAATCTAAAATCGGATTTCTTTTCATCATTTGTTATCCTCCTCATAAAGTTTTAAACAATATATTGCAAATGCGGCAATCCAAGAAGCTGGAATTGCACATAAAACTACAAATTTATTTTCAATAATTGAAGGGATTATGCACATGAGTACACTAAAAGCAGGAATCATCCATCCCAATACGGTAGGAATAATTTCCAATTCGTCAGGCCCGCTGACAAAAAGCCAATACAAAAAATCCAAAAAGAAATTTCGTTTCGTATTATCACTTCCTTAAACTACATCTTTAATTTCTACCTCTTGATAATAAGAGATATGGTGGTTACAACAAGGACAATGCTTGTCCTTGGGCTGACTATATCTAACGATAACAATTGCTCCACACAGCGGGCAACTAGCTACATATTGCATTGCTTAAAGAACCTCCAATTCATTTTAGCTGTTTCTGGCTACTCCAACGAGCTTATGCAAATCATAAAAGTTCATTGGATTAAGCCCAGTTTCTTCTTTGATTTTTTTGACGTGATAACGGATAGTGTTATAATGTGTATAAGTACCTCGAGACGTTTTTGCTACATCCATATTAAAATTAGCTAAAGCCAAAATGACTTCTTTATCTTTATCAGTCATCAAAACAAACCTCCTTGTCTGGATTAATCTGATATGTAAAATCCAATGTGTTTAAAGCAAACAAAACACCATCGGTAAAACCTTTGTCATATGATTCGTTGCCGGTTGTAATCCAAGTTAAGTCGGGATATTCTTCTTCTTTTGAATCTAAAGCGGCTTTTCGTTTGTCTGTTGAATGCATTCGATTTTTATATTCCCAATAATCAGAACCATGGTTTCTGCAAGATTTATCAATAGATTTAGCACCGTGATATTCTTTGCGGTGCTCTTTTTTATGCAAGATTGCTTTTGTAAGTGTCATTTGGTTCCTCCATACATTCTAAATGATATATACAGCTATTAATGGTGAAAATAGCCACCATTTTATCGTGAGCATCAGCATAATAAGAGAGAAATTCTTGATTGTGTTTTAAATTTTCAAGCTCGGAAATTATTTCTTTGTAAGTTGGAATCATTGAGCATCTCGCTTTCTTTGAAGTTTATGAACAATACGCATAATCATCCGCCAAGAAAGTTCATGTGCAACTATCTTTATAAAGTCATAATAAGCACCGGCTGAAACCCAATGGTTAAATTCTTCTGAAAGCATATCCACTCTCTTTTGTCTATGAGAAATAAAGTTATCATTTGGACTGAAACGAATGATATTATCTTCATCAATATATTCGGCGCAATATTTCATTGCCTCTTCTTCGTCTTCTTCAAGATATTCTCGTGTGAAGCATATATCTTTATGTGTGCACTTACTGCACAATGTGCTCATCGTCGTATCAACTCCTTTTAAATAATTTCTTCTATATCTAAACAATGATAAAGCGGATTAAGTTCAGTAGAATTTTTTTCAATTATCTTCTCCAGAATATAAACCACTTGATCCCTTGTGAATAACTTGGAATAATGAAACAACATAAATTTTTTGATTAACTTTTCAATATCATCAACCGGCACTGCTTTCATTTCTGGTTTCCTCCGGGAAAAAATATTTGAACCAATCCGCAATTCTATGTACGGTTGTATTTTGAATTTTATATTCACCACTCGTGGTTTTATAAAAAGCCCTTATCGTAGAATCTTCGAAAAGTTCCAGCTCAAGAAAATCATCTGAATTTCCATAAGAAAACAGCAAGCTTTTATTTGAACCAGGATATACATTGGGGGCTTTTGGAAGTTTTGATAGAAGATAACGAGCATGAGAAATAATTCTGTCGCTATATTTTTCGCATCCATTTGCGTCCCAATCTGGGGGTAGTTGCGAAAGTCGATAAAGCTGCATTCTGGCAGCGCTTATATCACAAGACATTCTATCCACTCCTTTTATTTGTTGTCCCAGCAGTATTTAACAAAGTCATCCCAAACATATTGCAACTGGTCATATACATCAATTTTTGCTTCGTTTAAGTAAATTTGTTTTGCAATATGCAATTCGGCAAACCCGAACCAATCAAAGTCTGGGAAATTCGTTACATTAAGAGCGTATTCTTCGGGAGTGCGACATCCACACCAGGGGAGAAGGAGCACTTGATTATCTTCATTGACCCTAATCAAAAGTTCCCATTCACAGCGGCTCCAAAAATGGTACATCATTTCGTGTTTTAATTCAGTTGCGAATTCCTCTTTGGTTTTATACTTTCTTTTAAGTCTTTTGAAATAATCTCGATCAAATTTGCCTTCGAGAATATTCATTTGCTCGATTTCTTTTTTGTTGGAGTTATAACAATAAACATTCCATTCAAGCATTATCTATCACTCCAAATCGATTTTGGATTTCCTTCCAATGGACAGAAAACCAAACCGGCCACGCTCGGCAAACATTGGCACACCCTCGTCTTTCTCCAGGGACACAATATTTGCAAGGATATTCTCCCATCTCGGCATAGGCGACCAGATCTTTGGTGTCGTCTCTAATAAAATCTGTTGGCGTAAGAGCATTAATCATCACGTCCTCCTTAATTTCAGAACATATGTTCTTTATTTTTTAAAAATCGAGGGTTTTATAGATATCGCTAATCTTAAGGGAAAATTTCCTTGTCCAACCTTCATCATAAATGTCCTCGTATATGTAAGTGCTTATTTCGTTGGTGCCAATAGGAGATTCGGCCATCGCTAAGTCAAGAACAGCTCCATCGCCTTTTTCAAAACAAAGATAAACACCAGGATATTCTGGATCTGAATTTACTCCAGCCACTAAATACCCACCGGAAATTTTAATTTTAACTTCGTTTTCCATTATGATTCTCCTTCCTGGCAGTCTGTTACTTCAAAGTCCCAAGACCAATCAAAATCATCGTGACCCATTGCTCTTGCAATTTCCCATGCTTGGTCTTCTGTATCAGCTTCAATTGTCGCGAAACCAAATCTGCAAACAGTTATGTCGTATGTATTCATTATGTCCTCCGTCAATTCTTTTCGTAAACAACTAAAACTTCTACGCCGTGTGAAAACCCGACCTCAAAAGCATTCATAGTACAAGCTTGCACACGCCAACCATTTTCAATATTGCTTTCTATTTCTTTTTTGGCTTCAAAAGCACCATCATATAATTCAACTTTTTGCATATTCAACCTCCATGAAATCACTCTTTTATTCGTACCAAAATTCATTATCCTCTTCGGTAATATCGCTTATCTGAAATACTAAATATTCCTCGCTATCCACTGTAATATACTCTTTTTCAAGAAGTTCGAATCCGTCAAGGTCTGCCACTTCAATATCAAAAACTTCTCTTGTTTCCGTATTTACTTTGCAATTAGTGGTTACTTCATAACCGCCATCCCAAACACTTGTAAATGTTGCGTTCTTAATCATAATCAACCCACCATTTCAAATTGTCGTTTTATTCTTCGGTTTCATTGTTGTTTGTAATAACAACATCAATATTGCAATTATCACACCAATATTCGTAAATACCTTTCTCAAAAGGTTCGAGCCTTACTAATTCTTTGCCACATACAGGGCAATTAATTCTTTCCATAGAAATCACCTTCATAAAATTATCCTTTGATTCCGTATTTCCGCTGAATCGCTATTTTTATATCCCCGCATTTTGTGCATTGCCAACATCTAGCACCTGTCCATGCCTCGCCATTGAGAATTGCGGTAGCTAATAAACCTCGAAAAAAAGCGTCAGTTTCCTCATCTAACATCTCTCTATTGATGAATTTATGGGCAGTTTTTTCGCCGCAACCCCGGCAATATATAAATTTTTGTATGCTCATTCTGATGCCTCCGGTCTACCAAAAATATCCCAACGAATAACATCTCCGTTAGATTTATATACAAATGTTGTTTTGCCTTTAACAACTAGCAAATCTCCATCTTCTTTGGCCAATTCAGCGGCGTTAATCATGGCGTCGAAAGCCAAGCCAAATTTACTGAACCTTTTAATAACTACACCATGATTGTCTTGAGTTTGCTCTAAAATAAAATCAACGCCAGTTTTCGATCTGTATGCTGTGCATTGTTCTACTGGCTGCATGTCATAAAGTCTGTCAATGCAAGCAGCGTATTTTCTGCAATCTTCGCATAAGTTCATTTCGATTTCTCCTCATAGAGGTCTATATTGGCTATTTCATCAAGCTTTATTAAGATGGCATTAATATCTTGTTCGCCAGTTACAATGTTAGCATCGATAAGCGCACTCTTAAATTTAAGGAAAGCTTCATGCCCGGTTTTATTTAAAACCCATTCGTTATTATCATTTAAATAAAAAGGTTTTTTAGTTTTAAAATAATGGCATAATATACGGCCTAAAGTAATAGTTTTACTCAAATTAATCACTCCTTAAGTCAAATAATTATCAGCATAATCGAAATCATCGCAGCCATCATTTTCTTCGTCTTCACTACGAATACCATCGATATCAAAGGCATATTCGATTTGGTATCTTAAATCTCCGAGCGTACCTTCGGCTTCACGAAGTAAATCTGCGAATTGAATTAAATCCTGTTTTTCTCCTTGAACAACAAAATCATGTTCTTGAAAACGATAAATTTTTACTGGCATAATTGTTCCTCCAAAGGAATTTAATATTTCAATTTCGTTCCGCATTTGGAACAATATTCAGGCAAAGGATATTCTAGTTCACTTACACAACATCTATCTTCAACAAAATTACTACAAACAGGGCACACATACGCATCTTGTTCTTCGTCATATACTACCCAATTGCAATCAATAGTTTCTAAATCTTCTTTTGAAAAGACGCCTTCTTCAATGCACTGTTCGACTTCTTCCTGTACCCAACAACATTCAACTTCATCAGGTGAATTACGAAGAATTTCAAACTCTCCTCTATCGTACGCAGCACTGATTCTTTCTTCTGCTTGGGTATAATTATCAGCTTCTACGGCGATAGTTTTTATGAATGTTTCTTTTACGTCAAAATAATATGTCATTAAAAATACTCCTCCAAACGTGCATTTTATTTTTATATCAATTCTTCTATTCCTACACCATTTTTAGGTTTTGGAGGATTCGCTTCATAAACCCACTGGAGAAAGGCTTCCTCATCAAATGCGGGAATTATTGCCGCCCTGATTGCACCGTACCCATTCATGAAATCGGCTTCCCAGAGATCGTCGGAATCTTCACCATCTCCGCTAAGATGAAAAATTACTTCAGGAAACAGTTTAGAGATGCTCTGCATATCTTCATAATAATCATACCATTTCATATCATCATTAAGAAAACTTGAGTTAATTTCATCTTCAATATCAGTGATTTCAAATTCTCTTCCTTCGTAGCCTTGAACATAGATTTTTCCATCTCGTTCATAGGGATGTCTTTTATCTGAAGGGTCGATTTCTTCATCATACATACATTTATAGAATGCTTTATAAATATCAATAAACTGGTTTGGTTTAGCGTTATCAATACTGATGCTAAAGTATGTGTAATATCCCATTTAATTTTCCTCCTTAATTTATTTTTGGTTGGGGTGGCGGGATTCGAACCCACGAGATGCAGGAGTCAAAGTCCTGTGCCTTACCGCTTGGCGACACCCCAGTGTGGAGCTTCTATACGGAATCGAACCGTAAACCTGTTCATTACGAATGAACCGCTCTGCCAGTTGAGCTATAGAAGCAAGCTTAAGCTGGTTATCTCAAAAAACGGTACCGACGCGAGCGCCAATTCCTGGAAACCAGATAACCATGGTTTTGAGCTGGTGGGCCTTGAGGGACTCGAACCCCCAACCAACCGCTTATGAGGCGGCTCCTCTGCCAGTTGAGCTAAAGGCCCAGAAAGACGCGGTCTTTCCCGCCGTCAGCCGACTTTCATCGGCAATTTTATGAAGAATAAAAAAGCAGCGGCATCTGTACCCTCGCAAGAAAGGATAAAAGATGGCCTTGGTGCGCCTGACAGGACTTGAACCCGCAAGCCATTCGACACCAGATCCTAAATCTGGCGCGTTTGCCATTTCGCCACAGGCGCATTTTCGCTGAAGTGGGGCGGAGATTGCGCCGCCCCACGCCCGGTCAGTTTTTATTTTACCGACGTGTCAGAACCGTCACACGTCATCACAACAGCGGAAGGTGTTTAGGTGAGCACCTTCAAGCTCAATTGCTACTCGCCTCACGAGCACATAAACACAGGAGGGTTGCAATTTCCTCATCTCCAATAATGGCGACGGCAGCACGTTCCGTCCTCTGTGCGTGGGGCAACATCAGTGGCGACACTTATTTCACAACCACCATAAGAACCTGCACCAGCGCAGGCACCGGTACAGTAAGAAATTAGTTACCGATTTCTTATGCGAAGTGTCTTTAATGCGAATGGAGCGGATAACGGGAGTCGAACCCGCCTATCCAGCTTGGGAAGCTGGCATTCTACCGATGAACTATATCCGCAAGTAGGCGTGGCAGACTATAAAGCGGCCTGCCGGCGCTTTGAAAAAGGAGGGATTATGATTAATACTTATACTTGGAGCTGGTGGACGGATTTGAACCCCCAACCTGCTGATTACAAATCAGCTGCACTGCCATTGTGCTACACCAGCGCATGCCCTCGTCTTTCCGAGGCGTCAGCCTTGTACTGAGGCAAGATACATATCTCATGGCGGCAGGAATCGAACCTGAGACACGCCCCTCTCTGGGCTGCTCTACCAACTGAGCTACGCCATGTTGTTTGAGGATTTATTTTACAACTAATCCTCAAAAGTTGTTATGAAAGGAATCGCTTTTGTTTTGGAAATTTAATTTCCAAACTGGTGCCGGGCAGGGGACTCGAACCCCTACGAATTGCTCGTCAGGGCTTAAACCTGATGTGTCTGCCAATTTCACCACCCCGGCTTATTACGACACCAATTGTTTTTCTCTTCTGTATTTTCCTATGCAACTCTTAGAGCAGAAAGGGCCTAATTGGCGTCTATATCTATTCCCATAATAATTTTGTTGCTGTTTAGCCGTCCATAAAAATTCTTTTCCGCAATAAACACAAACAGCAACTTTATCATGGTACTTCGATGGCATATGTTGACGTTGATGTTCACCATGCATAATAATTTGTAGGTTATCTAATTCATTATTCAATGGGTTTCCATCAATATGGTGAACGTCTTCTTCGGGTAATAATTCACGCCCAAGAAATTGTTCCATTAAAAAACGAGGATAGGAAATTACTTTTTTCGATTCTTTAATATAAACCCTTTGTCTGCCGTCTTTACATGTATAGACAGTATAATCTAGGCCTTCAATCAAATGGCATCATCCTTTCATATTACGACCCGCAGTGCTTATAACCCTCTACTCAGCACTTGATTTCTCCCGATTAGTTATGCCATCTAACCGCAATAGAAATCGTTCCCAATTCTACATTCAAAGGAGGGTGTCTATTATAATAATGTATAATAGATTGGTGCCGGTGGTGGGATTCGAACCCACAGAAAAACGCATTTTGAGTACGCCCCGTTTGCCAATTACGACACACCGGCATTTTTATTTGGTGGCAAGGGTAGGATTTGAACCTACGAAGTTCTACGAGCGCACGCTAGCCAGCTCTACGAACGGGAATTTACGGTTCCCTTCTTTGACCACTTGAATACCTTAACCATGTGATGGTGGGGATGACAGGATTTGAACCTGCGGCTTCCTGTTCCCAAAACAGGAGCTCTAACCAAACTGAGCCACATCCCCAGATTTGCGCCGAGCGCCAACTCGGTGCAAATTTGCGAAACAACACAAATAAATGATATTTTGTTCCTCTTTTGCATTCCCCTTACGGGTGGGTCGAGGGGTAGGACTCGAACCTACGACTTTTAGCTTATGAGGCTAAATTGCTACCACTGCATCACCCTCGGATTTTTGCAATACTATTTATTTTTGCTTTCGTCTTCAAAGAAGAAATCCCCACCAGTCTCCGGGTGTGTCCACAAACCATTGCCTAAATAGTATCTGCCTTGTTCGTCGTCTTCTCTGCTTTTGTTCATTTGATCATAATTAAGACCAAGTCCCATGACGTCCTGCCTCCTTTCTATTGTTTCAGATGTTTTTTGAAGAGGGAATTAAAAAATTCCTTTGGCGGAGAGAGGGGGATTCGAACCCCCGCACGCTTTTACACGCCTATCGGTTTTCAAGACCGAACCCTTCAACCACTTGGGTATCTCTCCACGCATGTGGGCTGATTGAATTATCTGGTCAATATTAATTCAAACTTTAGCGAAACAATAAAACTCCCGAAAATAACCTGTCACACTTTCCGCCACAGTTTTGCTACAAGAATGTTTGAAGCAGGGAATGTACCTGGTTCAAATTTCCAGATTTTTTACGTGTCAGCCCAACACGGAAAGCATTTTCTTTCGGCTTTTGCCTAGTCAGTCTGTGGTTACATGCTTTTCTTAACCCTCGTGCAAAGCTCCACAGATGTACGGAACTGACCCCATCATCTGCTTCATCGCTCGCCCCCGCCGAGCTTTTTGCAACAACGGGCAGCTTTGAACTCGGCCTTTTATTAGTCGCTTGCCGAGTAGCGACAAACATTTCACGCATCGAATAATTTATATACCGCACCATCGATAAGCGGTCTTTGTTTAAGTCCACATTAAGGCAGGGAATCACCTCGCCGAACTAGTCGGCTCCAGAACTCGTGACCAAAGATTGGAACGAATTCGACGACCCTTTCTGCACATGGCAGACGGGCTAAAGCAAGATCTTACTTAAGACGAATAGCTATGCATTTCGTCTCTGGAATGCCGCTGTTAAGCGCAACGGCTTAGAAGCTATTCTCACATTCTGTGACGCATGGACGTTTCGCTGCTGAGTCTCGTGATGCCGTTGGCGTTAGCCATTAGGCATCTTCGTCGACTCAGCAGTCGAAACCCGAGCGCTCGTTCTCTCCTCCTAGGCGTGCCAGTGGCACGGCACGCCCTGGAGGAGAGTAACGAAAAAATCTTTGTGATATTTTTTGTTTACTCCAGGTTACACCATAAAGCTTGGAACATTTACTAATTTTTACGGGATATATTGTCCATGTAAGCCTATTCTAATTAATTCATAATATATCTCGGTTCCAATATGCAATGTGAGCTTTTAATTTATCTTATATATAAAAGCTTGCGACAACAGGGTTATCGTAGCTAATAAGTCCTCTCTTTGAAAGTTCTTCATAGAAATAATCTATAAAAGAATCTTCGTCGAACTCCTCTTCTTCAAGATATGTATCGAGAGCGTCCTGGATTTCTCGCTTTTCTTCAGCCGTAAGTTCTCTTGTCACATCATAGGAAACAATAATTTCACCGTAGCCTGCATTATTGCAAAGGTTTACTTTCATGCAAATTCCTCCATTTTCACGATTTATCAATACCTCTTCTCAAAGGCATAATCATCAATGTCAAGCATTTCCTTGAGGGCTTGAGCTTGTGGGGAATTTTCCAAGACGCGAGCCATTAGATGTACAGCATATTCTCCGTCTTGAAGTTCGTTGTCACAAAATTCACCATAGCAGGCAAAACATTCTCCGCTATAATCCTCATCTTCTGCGACAAGTTCCATTTCCTCGAGCTCGTATCGGCGTTCCTCGCACCATTCCTTTTTATATTCTTTGTAAAGAAGAGCCGGAAGCTCATCCTCAATTTCAAGATACATTGGATTCAAAACTCCTTTCATTTTATAAAATATGTTTGATAACTTATCACACTTGCGGGCGCCGGCGTCGTAGGGCCCATAGCCTGATGGGCATGAGCTTTACCGTGTTAGATGTGTTTCATCGCAGATTTTTCAGGAAGGCTGCGGGTTAACTTTTTGATTTCTTTCGGGATACATGTGTAATCCTAGAATTCATGATCATCCGCCAGCTGCTGGAGTTCAGCAGTGCCTTCGCTTCCCAGACCTCGCAGGGTTGGTTACCTCCGGAGGCGTGGTACCCTTCTTTCTGCTAATTTTTTACTTTTGGTCACACCAAGAAGCATCAATTGTTATTACGCAATTGATTATGCTTATCAAACAATGGTTTTATATAATTTCTTCTATATTAATAACTTCAAGAGAAGCTACAAGCGTATGCTCAGGGCAATTCCATCCTGAATCAACATCAAGTATTTGCCCAGTCTCATCATCATCCAGATAATGTCCTTCATTCCAATCTTCGAATTCTACTCCGTACCAGGGTTCCTCTTCGTCTTCCATAAACTCTCTGATGATTCCAGTTTTGCCAAGCAATGAATATTCACCATCAGGCACGGCTATACATTTAACTACCTGTCCATATTTAAATTTCATAAACTAGACTTCCTTTATATAATTTCTTTTATATTGACTGATTCAAAGAGCGGAGCTAAAACGTCAGGGGAACAGTACCATCCTGTTAAAGGTGAAACCCACTCTTGTTCTTTATCATCGAAGATTGCGTGTCCGTCTCTAATTGGTTTATCAAAACAGACACCGACCCAATCATTCCTATCGTTCTGATTTCCAAATCCTTTACGATTAACGCATAAGACTGTTCCAACTAGGCCAACAAAGGAACGACCTCGCTCGGTATCGGTTATGTCGGTTGGTTTTTTGGTGCATCTGACTCTCTGCCCATAATGGAATTTCATATGAGTTCATCAACTCCAATCGGCATTTCAAGAAGGATTAAGGTTTTTGGAGGGCAATACCAACCATGATCCCACGCTATGGCCTCACCGGTTTCTGCATCGTCAAGAGAGTGTCCGTTTTCAATTTCTTCATCAAATTCAACCCCGGGCCAAAGCTCGTCTTCTGAATCATAAGATGTTGTAAAATCACGGACTGTACCTATTTGCCCTACCACGGAACCATTTCCGTCAGCAACATCTATGCAACGTACTCTTTGACCGTAATAAAACTGCATTTTGACTACCTCCTTTTATATAATTTCTTCTATATTAAGGATCTGAGAGCCTACAAACCCCCATGGAATAAACAGACCAATATCTCCGGTTACTTTTATTTCAGCATCATCAGGATCAATTATAGTAAGCCAATGCTCCGAGGCAGCGTGGACAGCCAGCGGTTTGTTCCCAAATTTAACCCAGTCACTCCAAGTGAGCATATTTTTTTGTTCTGGGTTAATTTGTACTAAGTCTCCAGGCTTAATAAACATCTATATCAACTCCTCAATGTTTATAATATCATCTACCTTTTTTAGAGTAATTTTATAATAGCCGTAGTTCCATCCCAAACAGGCACTATTACAGTCAATCACTTTAAGCTTCCCAGAATAAATAAGCTCATCATCTGCCGATATAATTCTTTCTATAAGATGGCCAGGAGTGAGTGGGAAACTAGATGTTATTACAAACCCATCGTCAATTTCTACTACCCAAGGGCTATAGTCTTTCATATCAGTTCCTCTACGCCCACAGGAGCTTCGACTTTCCTGAGCTCAAGTTCTCCAGACTTAAACCAACGATGCTGACCTCGATCCGGTCGAACCTTCTCGTAAACATTTACAAGGTATTCTTTTCTCTTTTTCCCACCATCCCAGTAATCGTCTACCGAAAGGATTCTGCTTTCTCTGTTGGTTTTGTAAAGCCAATAACGATCTTTGCCTCGCTGGCTAAATTCGACGAAATCGCCGATTTTAAATTTAGGTTTAAATCCCATATCGTACTCCTTTCTGAGACCGTTTTCTTTCAAGAAGATCAACAAGGTAATTTACCTCTGATTCATATAAAGCAATGTTACCGTATTCATCTCCCCAAACGAATTCGTTTGCAATAGATCCGGTTAATTCTTCGATTTCATCGCTAATTTGTTTTATGGTAAGCTCATCCTCACTGGATAAGCCAAGTCTTTCAAGCAGGTTATCAATGTCGGCCATAGTCAACAGGCTCCTTTCATATTAACTCAGAGATATTTATGGGTTCAGTTGTTTTTGCAATGTATTTGCAAGGTATAAACCAGCCATGATACATCTCACACAGGCCATTGCAATCATGCAATTCGTCTTTTTTGACATCCCATCTTACCGGAACCCAAGCTAACTCGGTTGCTCTTTCACCTGCAACTACGCCAGTGTCTCCTTTTTCCACATAATCAAAATCTTTTACACAAATAACTCTTTGTCCTTTTGAAAATTCCATCATATAAGCTCATCAACTCCCACCAATTCCCATGCTGCTTCAATCAATTTAACATTGTCATGAAGTTTAGCTACATAACAAGCTCCGGTAACTCGTTTGAAATCACTGTCGCAGTAGTTATTAGGGTCGTCCAACATTACAAGAGCCCATCCGATGAATCGGCTATCATCACTACCGCCTGGTCTAGTTCCAAGTTCTTCAACCATTTCCTTTGTGAGATATCCGATAACTCTTCCTCTGTCTGCACAACCATTGTTGGTGAATTCTACTCTGTCACCGATGCTCAAGCCAGATATGTTGTTCATAGTTAAACTCCTTTCATTAGATTAAATCAGATATGTTTATAACTGGAATTTTTCTGCCGATTCTGCGAACTTCTTCTGTTCCAATTTTAAAATGATGATGGCGTTTTCCATTCTCGTATTTTACTACGGCATATTCAGTGTGAGGATCTAATCCAGATCCTCTGTCGATACGAATAACTTCACCTCGACCCCAGACTTTGTTCCAATATTTTGTTCCTTCGACAATGTCACCGATTTCAAGCACAAGGTCACTCATATCAATTCCTCCAATCCAACAATGTCAGATGTAGCAATAACTACTTTTTTGATACAAAAACGGTTCCAATACCAACCATGACCGAAGATGCCTTCTTCTGAATCTTCTTCCATTTGGACGGTGGGATTGTCTCCGTCATTGTATGCTGCACTTTTTACTGTCATCTTTTTGCCAAGCCAATGATCCATTTCGCCAAACGAATTTTCTTTGCAAAGCCCATCAAGATCCCACTCATCAACTATGAGCACAGAATCTCCCGGCTTCAAATTCTGAAAAGCTTTCTCACTTATCATCGTGCTCAAGCCTCCTTGATGCGAGCTAATAGTGCGTGCTCAATATCGATTTTATACTTTTCGCTAAGGTGAGAAATAACATAATCGGCGTATTCCTTCTCTTGCTGACGAAAGTAATTGAACTGACCGAGCACAACCTGAGCATCGTGTACTGAACGTTCGTGCCCGTTTTTTGTGTCCAAAGCCCAGTTTGTGAGCATGGCTTTAATTTCATCTTTCTTTTTCCAGCCAATTGTGATTTCTTTGTTGGCATTATACATCAGTCCCAAATGGAAGTTGTGTCCCGCAAAGGAACAGTAGTGGGTTTTCTTCGTGTTGAGCACGAAAGGAGCACCACAGTCTTTCAACATAACGAGCACGGCTTTTTCGATTTCCTTTGGGTTGAAATCTTTTGAGCACGAAACACAGATATCATCCGCATATCTTGTGTAGTAAAACTTTTTGTCTCCATAGTTATGAGCGAGACTTTTTGACATTTCAAAATCAAAAGGAATCATAAGTAAGTTCGTGAGCATGGGAGAGATAGGGGTTCCTTGAGGCAGGCCTCCTTTGAGAAAACAGAGCTTAAGGCAATGCTCAAGAGCAATTTTCCCTTCCGGATGTTCAACAATCATACAAAAAGGGTAAATATGCGTGATGGTTTCCCATGCATATTTAAATGTAAAACTTCCAAAAAAGTTATGGAAGTCAAGGTATTCAAACCAACGACTGCCTCTGTTGGCATGGTACAATCTCTCATCTTTGGTTCCTCTACCAGGGACGTAAGCATATGCAGAAGTATGCCATTTTGCAGCACAGTCGTATTCAAAGCAATGTCTGAGAAGCTTGAGGCTTGACTTTAAGGCACCGAGAGGCTCGTCGATAGGACGTTTACCGCCATTCTTCTTAGGTATTTCATAATGACGATAGTATTTCTCCATATGTGCCAAATCAAAGTCCTTAGTGGCTTCCACAATTCTTTCGAGTGAACGAATCATAGAATGCACATGAGTTTTCGATTTTATGGCAAACGGAATTGCTTCTGTCTTGATGGTTCTTGTGTAGGGGATATCTCTTCTGTTTATGTTTTCAAAACTAAAATCCCCTGCTAAAAATTCATCAATCGTGATTTGCTTTTCATGGGGAGAGGCAGGTAAAGTTATGTAATACATTATTGCTCCTTTCTTCCATATCCTATATATGTGATTGCTGCTACTTCAGATCAGGAACACTAGTTGTTACTGGGTTACAGCAATTCTTTGGGTAGAGGTGAGTTACCTGTACTAGTGATAAGCTCATCTTGGCACACATGATTTCGTGTGTGATGTCGCGAGCAACCACGGTTTTGAGTTGTTTCTCTTTTGAGGTTTGAGTGAACTTACGAAGCACCCGTTCGAGATCTAGGATGCCAATCGCCGTCCCAGGGCTATTACCTTCTACTAATCATTTTCTTTTGGTCACACCTAAAAAATCGCTTTCGTTTCATGACACTTAGCGCGATCGATATGGATTTTTATTTTTGTTTACTTGAGGAGCTCTAATGAGCTCCGGTTCTTCTAATTAAAATGCCTTAGAATAAGACATGAAGGGATTGGAGAAAATAATATGTTTCCATTCTTCTCCTTTTACCATTCTCATAAAGTTTGCAACAGCCATCGAACAAATGCATCTGATAGTAGGTGCGACAGAAAGAGGCTGGTTGCACGCAGATACGGGCTGTTGCTCGTCTGCTTCTTCTTTGGTGAACTGCATGGTAGAAAGAAGACGCTCTTGGTCTTTAATGCTCTGCCAGTCAGCAGCATAATGCTGAGCATCTTCAAGACCTACGCGGATATCAAAGATACCTTTGATGGCCGGGTTACCAGAGTTTTCCTCACAAATTTTCTTTCTCAGCTCGATGTTATCGACTGCGAGAAATACATATCCATCGAGAGGCTGATCACTGTAACCGTGTTTAAAAAGGCGAAGTCCTTTCGAACCGATTTCAATATCGGGGTTGATGCGAGTCATCATTTCTGCAACAGCATCAACTTTGAGCCGACCGATATCGGTTGCGTAAAACATCTGATTCGCTACGTTATGAGCTTCGACTGTGTCAAAGTCATAAAGCGAAACTTTTGTGAGACCGAGACGAGCAATATTTTCTGCAACAGTGCTGCCTACTGCACCACAGCCGATGATATGCACTCTGCCGTCACATTTTTCGGGCTTGAAAAATTCATAAGAACGTACAAGATCCATAATCCAAATTCCTTTCTTATATGATTTCGTTTATGTTTACAGATTCATTCTGTTTGAAAATCTGAGCATAATTTCCAACTGCATTGGGAGCAACATCAGACTCTATAGAGCGCTGAATACCGCAATATTCCCACAAATCTCCGTTGTATAATTCTTCGTTATCTTCTAAGTCTTCGCCAATGTGAACGTAAACGTATTGGATGTTTTCGCTGTCACAATGATACAGATATTGCATCGTCGCATCTACATCGGAAAATTCACGGTACCATTTTGTGGTATATATTTTTGCCAATATTACAGGATTGGATGGGTCTTTTCGATTTTCAAACAAACTGTAATCATCAGCATGCGTCCAAGTGCGATGCGCTTCCTCGTTGGAAGCTTTGAAATGATTGAGCATATCCATAAAATCTTTTTTATACATTGCAAGTCCAACATCACTGTAGTATCCCATACAAAGCCTCCTTATATGAGCTCATCGATTCCGACGAGTTCTATGATTTCATTTGTAACGTAGTAAACTTCGTTATATTCTCTGATATCTCTCAAAACCCATTCTTCATCAAGTTCTTCGGATTGAATATAACTCGAAAGATATGTGATATTTGCGTCACTATTGAATGAAGCTGAGTCAAACTCATCAAAAGCCTCATCAAGATCGTAATCATAGAACGGGGCAAAGATTCTGTGATCCTCACCAAACGCCCAAAGGCTTGTATAGCCAAGCGCCTTTGCTTGATCTGGGTTATGGACAAGAACAGCCACTCTTTTCTTTGCAATGCGAGACAACTCGTCTGGAGTGATGGGCATAGGATTTAACCCAAATCCGTCCCGTATAAATTTGCAAAATTTTCTATTTGCCTCCTGTTCAGAAAACATTTAACCACTCCTTTCAAATTATTTCTTCAATATTAACTAAGGAGAAATCACTTGTGAGTTCGTCTCCAGTGAAATACTCCCATTCTTCTGTGAAATCAACTCGATAAGTATTGACGAGGTCTGGTGAATCATCCCAAGTGTCTTCAAAGCATCTCGAGACCACGCCTTTGTCCCCAATTTGAATTTTTTCCGTGGGAGGCTCAGAATGACACTGCCGCACATAAATGACGCGGTCTCCTTCTTTGAACTTGAATTTAGTACCCATACTGACTACCATACTGGTTACCGTAAAATCCTTTGTAACTACCGTACTGAGCAATAGCATCATGCTCTTCTTTTATGATTTCTGCTTCAACAAGAAGGTCGTCTATTGTGTTTTTGGTGAAGCCAGCGTTAACAGACTCGAGCAATTCTTCAAGAATTTCGTCTGCTTCAAGCCAACCTACGGTAAGGGCAGTAACGATAGTGCTTGCAGAAATCTGGAGCTGAGTCTTAGTGAGAGGTTTCTTTTTCCCAGACTCTTTTCCTTTAGAGCCTTTGGATTCTTTAGTGCCGGAAGAAGCACCAGAAGTGGAAGGGAATTGGCTCACGTTAGATTTACTGTAATTGGAATTATAAGTTCCACCGTAGGTTTTGGCTTTGAGCTTATCTTCTTTTTCGGTTTTCACCCACCCGAGAAGGTCTTCTCCAACGGGTACCACAAAATCAATTTCTTTTGTATCAAAGAGAGCATTGCTTTCCATATCGTAAAGAGCTCCAGTGAACTCAAAAGATTTATTCATAATGAAGAAGATAAAGAACCCATCATCGTCAAGAGTTTCAACTACTTCCTTTCTGCAAATCATATCTGTAGAAGAGGGGGAAGGAGCCATATTGACATGAGAATGTCCCTGAAAATTAAGTTTGCATCTCTGCTGAACAGGAATTTTTGAAAGCCACAGAGCCCTTTCGGTTTCATCCGCTTCAACGGTTGCAGAAGCGACTTTCTGAGGGTAAACAAGAATGTCGGTAATTTTGAAATGAGTTTCATCGATGCGATCGACAATACCATTCCAAGCAACCTCACTGTTTGTCATACAAACAAGAGCGGACATTTTAGCCCATGCTTCGGGAGTAAACTCGACCTGGGGTCTGTCATAGTCTTTTGAAGTGTAAGCATAAGGCATTTTGAACTCAATGGTTCCGTCTTTAAGAACATCAGTTTTGAGTTTTTCAAGAAACGAATCTACTTTTTCAAGCAGAGCTGCCTTGGTTTCTTCAATCATGTTTTCAGTTGCTCTAATAGGTTTCGGCATAAATTTCCCTCCTTAACTGTTTTCTCTAAGCCATGCAACTGCATCTATGTAGTTTACTTTGCGTCCATCAGGAAGAAGATAAGGACACTGATGTTTATTCCAAAGCTGTTCTTTGGAGTATCTTTCAACTACGCAATCATCGGTGAATACGAGATATGGGCAAGAACCAATTGCCTGAGAAACGGCACCAACGTAGTTGCCGACGCTCATGCATTCAGTCATTCTGCTCTCGTTGGTTCCAAGACATCTGTAATAGTAATGATGCGGCTGGGGAGCATATCCGGCGAATTTAGGAGCGGGTTCGCAAAGTCCCGGTTCATCTTTGCTTATTACAGAAAGAGTTCCGCGCTCAAGGGAAAGTCTGAAGTTCGAATAAACAGGAACCTTAATTTCACGCTCAATAAAGACTGACTCCATGAGCTTGATTGCTTCTTTTTCAGTAATTTCCTTTTCTTTATCGCGATAAGCACAGTAAATTCTTCTGCGGATATCATCAATGTCATGAGTCGGGTCTTTAAACGCTGTGAGATTTGCGGTGGCGGTAAAAATGAGATCATTGCCTTGCCAAGTGCGAATCGCAATTGAAGGTCTTCCAGTGAAAAGAACTGCAAGTTCAGAGCCATCACCATCTTCGTCTACCTCAAGAGAACGTTTTCTAAGATAGCTATCCCTGATGCGTGCTGCATAATCTTCAAGCTTTGCAACGGTATCACGATACTGTCTGTTAAGATTATCCAGTTCAGAGGTCGCATTACGAAGGAGTTTTCCTTTTACGCTTTTGTAAGCATTTTTGAATTTGATGCTCTGTACTTTTTCAGCAACATCAGTTCCTTCATAAATTTTCTGAGCAGCGGCAACAAATTCGTTATCACCAATGTCGATAGCTCTAACAAGTTCTCTTTCAAGTTCATTGAGGGGATGGTTTTCAAAAGTAAAATCGGGTTTCACATTGAAATACCAAGGAATAATTCTGGGGCATACTGCTGCACACACGTTCCAGAAATATTCACCAACGATAGAACCGACAACGACTGAAATCTTGTCTTTTTCGTTGTAATAAGTTTGAATAAAGTCGCCTTCATTTTTATATTCCTGTTTTTCGATGCGACCATCGAAAAACTTATTTACTATATCGTTAGGCACAAAGCCACGTTTTGTAAAAATAGCTTTGAGCGGAGTTTTCAAAGTTTTGTACTGTCCTACATAAATGTAGTAAAGGGAACCAGGTGTAAGTTCCAGTGCTTCAACTTTTCCCTTTGTGCCATCGACGGTTTCGTTTGCGAAGTTTATGGAAGTAAAGTTGAAGATTTCCCCATCTTTAAGTCTCGGAGGAAGACATGCTCTAAAGACGATACGGGGAACCTCGTGTTTGTCTTGTTCAGTTCCATGCTCTACGATGTTCGGATAACATTCGGCAAGGGCAAGCTCGCCTATTTCGATGTGGGTAGAGAGCTCAGCTACAGGATATCTTTCATCCATTTGCGGTTTCACTCCTTATTTGAATGTAAAATTATTTTGAAAGGGAAGGAGGGTGGTTGCCCACCCTCCATAGAAAAGGGAATGGGTCGAACGATTAAGCGTTCTGAAGTTTGTTGGAAACAACGATGTCAACGATGTTGCTTCCATCAGCGAGAGAATTGAGAGTGACGTTGCAATCGGTTACAACATCGGAGTTGACGATGATCTGTCTGGAGGTGGCAATGCCGTGTCCTTCGCAGAACTGTTTGAGGGTCATGCCTCCATCAACGATTTCGGATTTGCAGTTGGAATCAACAGAATAGTAAACCTGTACCATAATATAAATCTCCTTTTAATATATAAATTTTAATTTGATTTGAATTGAATTTTGTTTGTGAGATTGACGGGAGAGGAGAAAACTAACTCCTCTCCCTAAAGCCTGTTCTCAATCAGATGACAGTGACTGTTTCTCTGATAGCGGCTTTTTCTTTCTCGATTTCCTTGAGGGCAGTTGCGATATTTGCTTCAACTTTGTTTACACGAAGAATTGCAACGCCAACTGCTTCTACCACGAGGTCTTCGGCTTTGCCAGCACCTTTGGGGAGAGGCATAGTGAGGCAAGCGACAGATTTTTCTGCGTGGGTTTCATCGTTGAACTGAACGCAGAAGGTGTCGATCTGTGCCTTTTCACCGAATCCTACGGCGAAAACAGGACGCTTGTCCTCGTCGAAGAGTTTGAGGAGATTGGGACGGTATTTTGCGACAGTCTGGATTTCCTCCTTGGTGTATTCGCTTTCGATTACGTAGACGCTACCAGCGACTTTGATTTTTGCCATAATTAGTGGCTCCTTTCATAATAAAATTTTTTTTGATTTATATATTAAATTGGTTTCCCAAATTAATACCTTAAATAAGTTCTTCTATGTTTATAAGGTCATATTCAGAATCCTTAATAACATAGCAATGATCTATGCCGGTGTTGTCCCGGTACCATTCAACAGAAGAAAAGATTTCCTCTTTTGATGTTCCCGGCATCCAACCCTCGTAAAACGGCTGGAAGTCCCTGTTATTAAAATCTTCGGGCTCATCAGAACCCTCCAAGCAATAGATTCGAGGCAGAGCATCGAAGTGCAACCAATAATATACACTGGATGATTCGTTCATGATTTTTTGCTTTTGTTCATCTGAAGCGAAATAAACAAAGCTTTCTTTTCCGCTTTCTGCTCGAGAAATAAATTCCTTTATTGAAATTTTCTTTACAGGGAAATGGCACTGTTCGCAAGCTTCAATGAAATGGTATGTTAAATCTTTTGTTGGTTCCATATCATATCAACTCCTCTATGTTCACAAGCGTTCCAGCAGCAGGAACGATATAATACTCCAAGTCATTCCAATCTTCATTGTCGTAAATAGACTTAAGATTGCCGCTTGTAAAATAAGTGTTCTTCGAGTATAGCGGATTGAACAGAAGCATATTTGCATATCCATAGCCGGAATTGATGTTCATGCTACCGAACAATACCTTTTCGGAGGGGTTCTCCGTCACCAAAACGCACATTCCGTGTTCTTTTGTTTGACGAAGACAACGGATTTGTTCAAGAGTCATAAACCTCAAACGCGATTCGTGCCCATGGCTGGTGACACCTTGGATAAAATCTTCCTTTGATATCATGATGTTCTTTCTTCCTCCTCTTCTTTTTGTTCTTCGAGGAATTCGTTGTATTCCTCATCGGAAACAAACTGCATAATGCGTCCGTTTTCATAAACGTTGTAACTGAAATCTCCGTACATACTACGAACTCCTTTCCGAAATGTCATGTAATCACTGCCTTTGCAAGATTAATCAAGCCAACGCCAACAAGCAGTACATAGGCGCTTGCGGAGAAATACCGTTCGTTTTTGTAACTTGTCATAGCTTGATAAGAAAACAAAACTACTGAGGCCATATGAAGAATAATTCTGAACTCCATGGGTGTCATCACCTCTTAACCAAAGTCATCCCAGTAGCTTTCCGGTACACCAAGGTCGGCAGATAGACTGATATAGTCGTAAGGGTTTCCCTCTGGCGCGGCAGGTCTTCCGTAAAAAGCGGGACGTTCAATGATGGGAACTCTGTATCGCATCTGTACCACCAGCGAAGGCCCGGAAATCAGTTCCTCCACAGGACGGTTCTCAGTAATGAAATTATCAACTTCCGGAGTTCCGATGAAAGTGTGTTCATTAACAAAGAGAACGGGAAACGCTGCGGTTTTCAATGTTCTTGAACGTTTCATTTTCTCTTCGGTAATAGGAGGGAAGGGATACTTTTTGAAAAGAGAACCAAAAGTCATAGTTCCTCTTTCAATAGATTCATAAATGGCGGGTTTGCCTTCGCGGAGAATGCGGAGATTGATTTTTGATTCCATTTTTATTTTCCTTTCTTAAATGATTTTGAACAGTTTTACAGGCTTATTGATGGTTAGATTGAATGCAGAATGAATTTTGAAATCGATGTCGTCATTAAGGGTGTAATCATATATACCGCCTTTATATGTAGCACCCATATTGCAACAAAGATGTGGTGGGTCTACAACTTGAAGAACTTTCCGTACGGAAGAGTCGTAGAAGTATTCTCCACACTTTAAAGATCGATATTCTTCATAGGACATCGGAACTTTGCAAACCATAAATAATTCGGATCGAGCACCCTCAGAGTCATTGCGACCATCGGGTTCAGAACGGCCCCAACCGTTCCATACGATGCCGATATAGTTGCCATAAGTTGAAATGATTTTCCCTACACGAGGAGCCGTGAAAGTATTGTTATAAGCAATTAAATCGCCAACTTTGAGATTTTTAAACTGTTCTTCGGTAAGCATTTTCATTTCCTTTCTTATATGATCTCAGATATGTTTATAGTTGAGAACTGCGGGTAAGAGTCAAAACACTTTAGCCCTGACGGCTCATTTGTATAGTGGTATTCATTAGAAGATATTCTCCATGCAACACTTATTCTATTGGGCCGCACCTTTGTAACATTTCCGAACATACCTTTTAAGTTGGCATCCCCCCAATCACAAGAATGAAGAACCTTATCGCCAACTTTAAGGTTATCAAATTGTTCTTTGGTTATCATATGATTTCCTCCAGACGTACGGAATTATTTGGATATTGAAATTCATAATCAGCAAGAAGCGGGAGAGTATATTTTATTTCTGAAGAAACATCATTCCACTTTATAAACACGGTGCGTCCGTCTTCGGGAGTTACCTTGGTAACGATGCCATATACAATCCTCTTTATGTAAAGCTTTGTTCCAGGGCAAAGCTTATCAAAATCCTGCTTTGTCATATGATTTCCTCCAATCCAACCAATGCTACGGGGTTTGAAACAAAACGAACCCAATTCTCGACTTCATTATACTTGTATGTTTCGTCAAGCGTTTGGTTTGTATTGGAAACTCTTACCCAATGAACTTTGATAGTGCCGTTGTCATGGAATGCTTGCGTTACAACTCCATTCCAAGTGCTATTTGAGTTGGTGACCTTTGATCCAGCACGGAGGCTTTCAAATTCCTTTAACGTCATATGAGTTCCTCCAATCCTACAGGAGATGTTGCAAAACCTTCAAAGAGAGTTTCGCAATAGTTCCATCCGCGAGAGCATTCTTCGATTCGTACCGCAAAATACTCTTTGCCTTCGTTGTCAGAAGTCCATAAATACGGATTTGTTTTTACGGTAACAATTTTACCTTCGAATTCCCTCATGTTATCATTTACATACTCGGGCCAGCCGCCATCGAAAACGTTCCAATCAGAGAAGAATTTTACTTTATCGCCAGGACGAAGCTTTATAAAACTCTCATGTTTCATTGTTGTCACCTCCCACCGTCAAAACCAAGGGGCAGAGGTTTCAAAGATGGCGCGAACCATGCCTCTATTTCTTCCGGAAATAAATTCAACTTCATAGAGAGGAATTTTATCTTCTCCCAGAGGCACGTATCTTTTTCGAACGAGAGCGTCTGCGAATTCGATGACATCTCCTACCTTATACTCGAACAATTCATCATGCAGACCATCATCTTTTGTATAAAAGTTTTTATCACCATAAAGACTGCCTTCGGTGCTTTCATAAATTGGAGCACCATGCTCAAATTTTGAAAGATAAACTTTCTTGATGACTATTGTTCTTCCGTCATGAAGTGTAACCGTCTCTCCGACGACGTGACCGGGTTTCGGATATGTCATATTCATTCGCCTCCAATTTTCTTTTTGTGATTCTTCTGGCGGCTTTATCCACCGACGATTCCGTTGTGCATTTTACAAGCTCAGCGTAATCGTAAAAGTCAAGTTTCAAACGAAACTCCTCTGTGAGAAGCCTTTCTTTTTCGATAATGTAGCTTTCAAGTTCAGGTGTCATAGGCCAGCCTCCTTTTGTTAGGTGAGAAAATAGAACATATGTTCTATTATTTTTTCAAATGCCTTTCGGCATATAATGCGGAGTGAGCGGAAGAGGGAAGAGTTGAACTTCCATTTTGATTCTGAAAGTAAATTCGTTTGTACCAGAGACGATTCACTTAATTATGAGCCATGCACTGCCATTGTGCTACTCTTCCGTGTTTGCACACTGTAACCCCGTGTGCATGGTCAGAACAGAGGTGACGATAACGCAATCCTCAGTTAAATTCATATATGGTGCAGAATTGTATCGAACATATGTTCTTATTTTTGAGTACAAAAAAGAGACGAACTTTGTTTGCGCCCGTCTCTTTCCTCGTTGTCTTGATTGATTTTGTGACGCTATTATATCACGAATCTCGAATCTGTCAAGAGGTTTTGCGGGTGCTGGTGCCATTTTAGTCAAAAATTGACTAATTTGTTGTCCAGCTTTTAGATTTTAAAATCTTTTGCTTTTGCGGTATTCACGAGGTAAAGAACACCTCTACGAGTGAGAGGTTTGATAGGGTATTCGTTTTTCTTGATGACCGAACGCAAAGAGATCATTTTTTTGTTTGCTTCCTTTTCGTCTGAAATATTAGTTACACAGCAAGCGTCGCCCATTGCAAGAAACGCGATGCAATCGGCGTTTGCTGCATCAAAAGCAGGAGCCGCTCTGTGACGAGTGAGGTTATTGAAGTAATTGCGGGACGGAATGTCCTCAATTTTACAAGGTGTAAGGGTCATAATTTGGTTTCCTCCTTGGATTTTGAATGTAATTTTATTTTCATGAGCACGGTGCTCAAATGAAACGAGATTAATTTTTGAGCAATCAAAAACCGTGCTCAAAATCTGAGCACGGTTCAGAAAGCTCTATTCAGAAAGGAATGAGGGTATAATCAGTTGAGGCACTAAAAAACCGGGCTCGTTTGGAGTCCGGTTTTCTTTATGCCACTTGTGAGGCGAGGTAGCAATAAGAAGTTTTATTTTTCGTCAAGCATAAAATTCGTAAAAGCATCAAGATCTTACAAGCGGAATATATAAGTCATGATATGTGAAATCTATATCGATTTCTTCTTCATTTGCTGAAGAAAATTCACACACATCAACATTTTTGAGAATATCTCTAAGCCATTCAAATTCATCGGGAGCTCTTAGTGCTAAAGAAAACGTTGTAACTCTTAATGTACCAGAAGTACGAGGGGCGTAATCTTTTGAAAATTGAATATGATAAGCTTCATCCGAAGGTAAAGTTGTGTGATACCATAGGAAAAATGCTATTGCCTCAATTATATTCTCAAAAACCACAGGATTAACTTGATAGCCGTTCGGCAGTGCTTCATTAATTTTAATTGCGAATTTAGTTCTTGCGTTTTGTATTTGCTGGCTATAATCCATCTTATTACCACCTATTAAAAAATTAGGGAGTTAAAGTCCCCGTAGGATTCAGCAAGAAACTTCCAATAAAGCAGAATTGGAAGAAACTCCACCGTCTACCACCAACGTTGCTGAATCCTACGGGAAATTCAATCCCTTACAACATTTTAATAAGAGAATACGATTTTGTCAAGCATTTTATTAAAGAGAGGCCTATTAAAGGCCCCTCTAATTTAATTGCTCAATCAGGAAAACTGTTCAAGATAACGCAAAACAAACTCTTGCTGCATATTAGGAATTTTGGAATACATTTTCAAATAGGTTTCGATTTGCTTTTTAGTAAGCGAACCGAAATTGTCTTCCGTTAAGCCTACGACAAGGAATGTTCCGCAGATAATATCAATTGCATTACCGGTTTCCTCATCGTAGAGAAACCTGTTCGGCGGAAGATTGCAGAGTTTGCCTTCGTCGTTGCAAATAATCGCAACTTCATCAGTGAAAGGGTAGAGAACTTCAATAAGGCCACCAACCTCATGCTGGAGGGATTCCAAATCGGAACCAATTTCCTTTGCATATGCGGCTTTACCGGGTTCTACAACGAGCGTTTTCATTTGATGACACTCCTTTCAAAATCTTCTATAACAACGATTGCGGCAGCCGTGAGGGCTACCACAAGCACTGCTGTGAGTATGACGCCAATGGCGATTTCAAATACAAATTCCGTTTACATCAACACCTTTTCAATCTGAACTGCTTTGAAGGCGCAGAATGCTGCTAATGCAAAGAAAACCACGCAAAGGGGAATGCATTCGGAAAATAATGCCGCAAGAATAAAGTGCATTATCATAAACCAACCGTTTCTGTTTGCGATGTTGCGCAGGTTTTTGCGGTTCACTTTTACATTGCATTTCATGTGATGCACCTCCAATTCTAAATTAAATTTCGATTATGATTGCGATTTCCTTTCGGGCATAAAAGTCCGGGTGAAGAGTTCTGAGCTGACGCGGAACCCATTCGATAGGAAATTCGTTTTTGGGCGAAGCAAAAAATTCGCGAAGATTATCGAAGGCCCGGAGCTGTTCTTTGGCGTCGGGAGAACAAATGCTGCTGACGTAGCTCATATAGTATGCGAAACGAATTTCGCTTGGGGTTTTGCTGGGGAAACATCCGCAGGACGTCGCAAGATGACATAAGCCCTGCATAGCGGATTCAGAATCGATTTCATTCGAGAGATATTCATCGAGTATGTGCTCAATGATAGGTTTTGTGCAGGGGATAAGATGGTCGCGTTTGAAGGTTTCTAAATTCATATGCGATTTCCTTTCTAATTTACTTTTTGCCTGCAAGAGCAGCGAGGTCTTTGATGAGGACGTTCCAGGCTTCCCACTGATAATAATAGCGAGTTCCTTCCTCCGGAGGCATTGCGTCTTTTTCGATGAGTTCGCCGGTGTCTTCGTCGATGAGGTCTTCCATGAGCCATCTTCTGCGATCATAGGCAACTTCAAGCAGATCTTTGATGTTTTCGAGATAAGCAATGCGCTCATCAATGGATTCGGTTGCGGGATGTTTGCACATAAGCATTTCCTTTCTGAATTAGAATTTGATTTAGAATAAAACCGTGAGAAGATAGCCGGCAATTGCTACGCAAGCGAGAATTGCGACAAGGTTTGCACCATTGCCCTGCACGAAGTAGTAAACCTCTTCGCACAAATCAAGGAGTTTGTTGGTGATTTTGTTAATGATTCTTTTCATAACTCATTTCCTTTCTGGCAATGTGATGCCAACTCGATTTCAAGACTGATTTCCTTTGCGGGGCATGCACCTTTAAGAGGAGGTGGGGCGGCGGCAAAGGCAACCGACCGCCCTGCTGAAAGCAAAAGTCGATGGACAAATTGCGTAGCATTAAGCCCATACTAAAAAGCACCACTGTGTGGTGGTGCTTTCGGATACGGGTTTAATTATGAGGCTGATATGGTGATGCGAAATGGAAAGTGATTTTCTTTTTGATTATGCGTCTGCCACAGCAGTAGCAGGAACAAGCTCTGCTTCTGCGAAATAATCCTTGCCTTTTGTTCTGACGGCATATTCGTTGTGTGTGATAGATTTGTTGCAAATGCTCATAATAGATTCCATCATCTTTTTGCTGGATTTTGCAGTAAGACTGCGTCCCTGACGGGATTCCTTGATTTCGGACATTATGAGGCGATTGATATCCTGCTTGATAACACCATATCCTTCGCCAAGCATTGCGAGAACAACCGACTCAAGAAACGCAAGGAGCTTGTTCTTGCTCAGTGCGTTTTCATCTGCAGCAAGCTCAGCTTGAATTCTTGCATAGATAGCCGTTCCTGCGGTCTTCTTAGGCACAGAAGAGTTAAGCTCCCTGCAAGCATAAACTTCAAGGCGAGTTGCAAGCTCGTCAATCATACTCGACCAATTAGGCTGTGCGCCAAGAGGAAGGGAACGATCTCTTGCAAAAAGAAGCATTTCGCGAAGGTCGACTGCAGTGCGTGTTTCTTTTTCGCTGAGAACAAAACGGTTGAGCGTTTCGCTCATTTTGTCTACGCACTGAATAGTGGGGTATTCATATACTTTGATAGCGTGCACCATCGGATTTTCCTTCTCGAAACATTCAAGGAAAAAATTTGTACGGGAATATGTGTTGTATTCCTCTACGAGAATGCCGCATTCTGCGCGTGCTTCGGTTACAGCATCCATATCACGCGCGGCTCGAGCTTCATTGACACGCACGACAGCCTTGTCAAGCTCAATTTTTTTACATGCCATCAATTCGATGTAGGTGTTTTCCATTTTACGACTTCCTTTCAAGTGTAATTCTGCCAATCTTAAAGGCATAACAAAGCCTACCAATCAAATGCGAATGATAGGCTCTATATGCTTTTAAGCGGCAAAAGCCGCTGAAATTCTATTTAACGCAATATCAACATAACTTTTCTATGTTTCCGGAGTTTTTTGGCACAAATACGCGGCGTTCCGTGGTACACCCACAGTTTGCCCTTACTTCTGATTTTGCGGTACACCCGCAATGCCAGTGTAACGTAAGTGTAATTTGTTGCCACGCTCTGAAGACACGAATTGTAAATGTCGTACTGTTGGAACTTCTTGATAAAACAGGTTCCGACCTGACTCCGATGCATTGGCGGTATTGTAGCGTGTCGGCGTTGTCGGCACGCTTCCCTTGCACGGTAGGGATTTCAAGATTACTCTCGAAAACTTTCTTCATATTTGGAAAACGCGCGACACTTTCGCTTTCGCTTCCGCTTTCGCGTTCGCTTCGCTTCGTTTCGCTTCGTTTTCACTAAATAAGAGAAAACGCGCGACACTTTCGCTTTCGCTTCCGCTTTCGCGTTC